CTCTAAAAAAAGGCGCAGTAAGTCGTCCAGTCATAGTATCCCCAGCCTTTTTAACCCGAATTAAAATATCAATGTAGATAGGTAGTTTACAAGATTTTAGTATATTTGCGGAATTACCGAATTAAAATATCAATGTAGATAGGTAGTTTACAAGATTTTAGTATATTTGCGGAATTACCGAATTAAAATATCAATGTAGATAGGTAGTTTACAAGATTTTAGTATATTTGCGGAATTACCGAATTAAAATATCAATGTAGATAGGTAGTTTACAAGATTTTAGTATATTTGCGGAATTACCGAATTAAAATATCAATTATATGGCTAAAAGTATGTACCCTTCTTTTCCTTGGAACGCAAAAACCAAGGAAACATCTCTCCTTGAAAAAAGAGTTGAGGAACTTTCCAAGAGTCTTGAACAGCTTGAAAAAACTGTGCAAGAACTCAATATTGAACTGAAGAAACTAAAACAGAAGTAATATGTCACACGCTAACGGAATAATTACTGCTCCGGTAAGTATTGAGGATGTAAAACTGACGATTGGCTGTGCCAGTGATGACTTAGGCACTCTTTGCGCAAAAGCAAAAACAGGTGGAAAGAGTGGTTATGCGTTCAACATTGTAGAAAACGGAGGTACCGTAAACAGTGGAGAACTTCTTGCCGATTCTTCCCCCTACTGGAATTTATATTCCAATGAAAGTCCAGGAGAATGGTTGGCTGCTACAAGTGCTGACGGACCTCTTATTATGGAGTTAAAACGTTTTTTAGGAGATAGGAATAAAGGATATGGTTTCGGCCTTCATCATTTTGATGGGTATAATCATAACGCTGCTGCTCCTTTCCCCGGAGGACAGCCTCTTGAATTTACGGAAGGTGCCGGAAGTGGGTCTGTTACTTATACAGTAACCTTAAAACCCAACACGGGTAGTTATAACTGGGCTAAAATTTCCGGAGCGACTTTATTTCAGTCCAGAGTCTATAATGGAAGTATTTTAATTGCTCAAAGTACACCTGTAGCTATCAGTTCCGGGACAGTCACTATTTCTGTGCCTCTGACAATTAATACAGCTAGTGTTGGAGTATTCAGATATAAGACACGTTTGTACATCGGTAGCGGATCTGTTAACGACTTTAATTCACTAGGCTATATTCCGGTTGAAGGGGAAATAACAGTCACTATTACGGCTAAACCTGTTATAACTGCGAGTGTTAGAGTTAGTGGTAGAGTTAATGTATTTGCGATGGCTGAAGGAGTTACTTCTAACAATACTACCCGGTTTAGCGGTACGTACAGATTAAATTCAGGTGTTACTACAGATGGTAAGACTCTCAGAAGTATGACCTATAGTTGGGGATCTGCTGCTGCCGGCAATGAAGGTTCTCTAACTGTTACCTCGTTTAATTTCAGGGAAGGACCTTCTTATCTTAGAAGTTATTCTGCCGGAGACAATGTGGAAACCTTTACATCCGATCCTGCTAGAGTGCCTAGGGACTTTATAAATTCTTATCAAGTATTATTTGTTTATGAATAGCTTATGAAAAATTTATTTAAACTTTACAGAGAATGGAGGGATAGGAAATTTGTCGAACGCATCAACAGAGTCTATTTTAAGAAAGATGAAAAGTCTAATCTGTACTTAGAAGGTTCATTACATGTTTCGAAAGATATAATTGTTTATGATGGTATTGATGCCAATATAGACAGTATGAAAGAGTATGTATCTAAAAACCAAAGACAATGAAAAAAGCAACTTTAGTAATTAAGGGAGATTTGATCTCTCTTGGACGTATTGCTCCTGCAAGGGAGGGGGGGGGCAACCTTGTTTGTAATGTCTCCGAAAAAACTCTAGAGAGTATAGACATATCAACTGCAACCGTTATAGAGGGAACTATCCAAGTAGATAATTTTCTTTATAACGGTTTTGTTGTGGTAACAGGTCAAACATGGGCTAAAAAATAGGAGGTAGTATGCCACACAGTAATGGAAAAATTACGGCTCCTATTTCTATAGATGATGTAAAGTATACGATCGGAACTTCTTCAGATGACCTTGGTACTCTCTGTATCAGCGACGCTGTTAATTCCCATGCGAAGTATAAACCTGTCAGACTTGACAGCCTTCTAGGAAGTTTGGAGTCTGGGTATTTTCAAATCGAGGATACCCGAACAAGCGTACCTTATAGTACGGATTGGTGGAGAAGTAAAAACGGTTATGCCGGATTCCAGATGGACCAGGTAAATAATGTGGGAAACCCCAATCTTCCTGATCCGGTATGGACGTATCTGAAACCTGACACTTATTACAGACTTCATGATTTTGAAGGCTACAATCACAATGCACCCAAAGACCTGTTTACGGTAGGAGTCCCTGAAAAAGTAGGTCTTAATAAAGGGTTCAGGATGACCGTCCATATTCCCCAATCAAGAGACGGTGCTTTATGCCTTCCGGATATTTTTAATAAGGTCGCTTTTGACAGCGATTATATCCGGTTCGTGGTTAATCTTAGAAGCCCTAGTAATCCTAATGCAACGTATGTAGAGCGTGAGCTTCCTGTCACTACTGAGAATAATGTTATCCAGTGGACCGATGATGAAGTTCGTTTGGGAGGTACGGTAGGTGGTAAGCTTTGGTGCCATGTTTACATGAAAAACCATTTGGGGAGGTATGTAAGTCTTAGAAATACAGAAGCTACCAAAACCATATTTGAGATGCAGTACATTTCCAGCGATCCGTTCCTGTTACAGATTCGCTGTCAGGCTGTCCTACGTTATTTGGTAAGCAAACCTTATCAATTAAAGGTTATGAATCTCACCCCTATCATCAATGCCATGAACTACGCAGGGGGAACTTTGCCTGCTACTACCATTGCCATGTATAGGTATTATACGGACAGTACGGATTATGTTAGAGAGCTTGAATTGTGGAAAAAAGATTTCCCTGAAACTACTGTTGCTGCCGGAGATCACTATACAATGCCGGGCATACCTTTTGAATTTGAAGTAGACACGTATGGATGGGATTCCTATGTAGGAGAAAAAGTCATCTTTATTTGGTGGCAATATCAGATACAAGAACTTGCAAGATTAGTCGTAACTATTAATCGCATGAATAGCTAGTATGAAAAAAGTAGATTTATTGATTAAAGGCAATTTATTTGCTGACAAAGTGGAGGGGGGGGGCGAGCTTTCCCTAGACGTAACAACACTGGCTGACCCCAGTAAGTATGACCTGACAAATGCCACAATCATAGAAGGAGACCTGGATATAATCTCTTTAACGGGTTGTGGCATTGTTGTATGCACAGGTGCAGTAACAAGTAGAAAGAAAGGAGGTTGCGATGGCTTACGCTAATGGTAAGATAACAGCTCCTATCGCTGCTTCTGACCCGTATTATGTTTTGGGTGTTGCAGCTCCTAGTTCCGGTTGGGATGTCGGTTATATTTGCGGAGCTGCCGTAAAAGATAAGATCAATGTACTTAGTAGGAAAAAACCTGTGAAGTACCCGCAACTGTTTACAGATAACTATCCTGAATGGTATAAAGCCGCTAATGGTAATTTTGGAATTGTTTTGCCGGAATCCGGAAGTAGTTCCGCACTTCCCTCTGCCGGACAACCTATGGCAAGATGGGGGTTTGATTATCCTACTGGTGGAAATTCAGAACCTTATAGACTTACTGATTATATAGGATATAACCACAACGCACCCACTATTTTTAGCATGCACCCTGACCCGGCAGTTTATCCTAGCGCACAATTTAGGTGTTCTATTCTATTAAAACAAAACGCTGAGATTTCTTTGAATGAAATAAACTTTATCAGAACTGCTTATATCGGTTGTATTGTCCGGCACCAGGCAAACGGAGAACTCCGATTCAGGACTTTGAATAAATCCGTGATGGAGATGATGGCGCAAGAATACATAGTTACTCTTGATATTCCTGCATGGCCCGATGGTAAGGTGGATGTCTACATGGTCGCTTCTATGGCTGAAGCATCTGAACAGTCGTATGTGGGAGTCAATACCACGATTTTTTCACTGAACCAGAGTCATCTTGAAACAGCGCATGAAATTAGGACTCTTGCCAAACCTGAACCGAACAGCTTTAAATTCGAGTACAAGGTCGTTAATGAATTTGCAAATGAATATCATTTGGAGTGTACATTTACATCTATTAAAGGTGCATGGGAGAAAGCCCGATTCTCAGTTATGCTTGAATCAGAGCCAGTCGGTGCTTTTCTTGGCGGTATGGGTGAGTCTTTATCTCCTGCTCCGATCGGAGAAATGCTGTCACAGGGAGAGTCGTATACATTCAACTCTCAATCATTTACTCGTGTACAGACTTCTCAAAATAACTATGTAAACTATACAGCGAGATATTTAGGAGATGATTATAAGTCAGGTTCTATTTTATTCCGAGCAAAATAATTTGATATATACGAAAAAAGCAGTATCTTAGCAGCGAAATATTAAAAAATAAATATGACAACACAAGTAACAGTAGAAAATGGAGAATTGGTTAGCGTTAAGCGAACTAATGCCGCAGTAAATAGCGAAAATCTTAAATTAGTAGGTTCAATATTAGTTGTAGCAACTAATAAGGTTCTCGAATTTAGTGGAAATGTTCAATTAAAAGATTCACAAAACGTAATCGGAACTTTTCATTATAATAATAATGATGGTACAATAACTGCACCTGCACCTGCTGGAATGTATGAATCAGTAGTGCGTATTACAAACGAAGCGTATGCCGATAAACAAGTTGAGGCAACTGAGGCTTTGCTTGCGGGAATTAAAAAATGGAGTGAAGGAACAATTAATACATTGTGTGAGTAATGGAAAATACAGAGACTAAAAAAAGCGAGAATAAACTCGATAAAATAAAAAATAGTGAGATAGTTAAAAAGGCATCATTGATCAAGGCTTTATTGATCGCGCATCAAGGGAAAGAACTTCCGCGCGAATTAAAGACCAAAGTTATGATGACTCGCATCTATTACAATGGATTTTATAAAAAATTCGAGGATGCCGTTAAAGAAGCTACAGAAGGATTGAAGCCAGATGGATTTGATAAAGAAAAAGAGGAAGTAAGTAAACTTCAAGAGAAAATCCAAAAACAATGCAAAGACCTATCTTCTCTTACAGAGGAAATGCTAAAGAACATCTTAACTGATGAAGAATTTGATAAGCATAAGGCATTTATGGAGATGTACAATAAACATTGGAGAGATGTAGCGGATTTTAAGTCTAAGAAGCTGAACGAAGAGGTCGAGGTAGAACAAAAGACTTTTACGCAGAAAGAATATGAAGATTTAGTGAATGTAAATGTAGCTGATAAATATACTATTGAAGAGGTACTAACCGATTTTCAGGGAATGTCTATCACGACTGAAAAACAAATATCAACTACTGATTTTCTTGAAATGATATACGAGAACTTTGTTTGTTAATTGTCATGTAAGTTTGTTTTTAATTTTCAGGTATTAGTTGTTTTTCAAGGGGAAGTTTTCTTCCCCTTGTTTTGTTTCTATCTCTTTTTTAAGGTTTTCTTCTGGCGTTCTTCTTTCAACTTATCTTTGACAGCAAGAATATCAGAACGCTTAAATCCAATCTTATGGTTATTGAAACTTTGATTCTTAATGCCATATTTATCCATCAATTTCTTGAATCCTGATCGATTATTACCCATGCACAATATTTTCATTGCTCCATCATAAGTAACATAATCTTTCGAATTCATCTTGTCTATTGTATTAAGTGCTCCCGCCAATTCGTCTTCGTTACAGTCAGCACTAAATATATCAAAGATTCTTCCAAAGATAGTACTAAATACAAGTTTCCTAATAGGAGAGAGTGCATCTACTTCTTCTTTTATAATATCGTATATGTCACTCTTAATCTTATTGATTCTGTTTGAGTTTGTAAGTTTCACATTGTTTTCTTTTACTTCTTTCAGATTAGTCATAATTTAATATTTTATTGTTCGATTAATGGTAAATACCCGTTTCCCTTCAATGTATTATACAAAAAGATACGCCCTTTTTGCGTCCACTCTGTGTTCATAACAGTATCTGGCGTACCATCACTTCTTGTTATGCTTACAGTTTTACTGTGAACGTATCCCTCACCTAAATATGAAGCATACAGAATCCATTGCCCGTTAATTTTATGTTGAATATGTAGCTCTTTCAATATCTTGTTGAATGCTTTTGCGCTAAAGCCATAATCTTGCGCGATTTGAGATATTGTAACCGTCTTTTTACTTTGAAGAATAATATCAAGGTAGTCTGATTTCTTTTCAAGCACTGACATTTTCTGTGTCATTTGGAGCATTTGATTATTTTGTTCTTCTATAATTTTCTGCGCAACTACAAGGGCATTCGCCATAATCTGCTCTGGTGTCAATTGTGATTGATTAGAGATGTACCCTCCATTCTTTCTAATGGACGGAAGGACTTCCGAAGTTACCCAATCTTGAAATCTCTCCGCTTCCTCTTTCCTACTTTGGAAGATTAGTTTATAAAGATTAGGCTCATTGATAAAAGTCATGGACATAGTTTTATTTTTCCCCGTATCTACACCTTGACTTACAATAGGAATTGATACCTCGGCAGTAACGACCCCCTCTTTTCTTAGTCTTGTTTTTGCATCACTTGGGTTTTTAATATCCAGCACCCTACATACATCACTTAAACAGAACATTGGTTCATTGTTCACTGTATTAACTCTAACCTTTCCGAACTCTGCGTTCTCAAAAATTTTAATTTCACACAGAATAATTGTTGTTTTTAAAGTTTTTAATTAGTTGTTTTCTATATACTGGTAACACTTGGTAGTGTTCATTCCAGGTAACTTATAATTCACTTCCCTAATATATCCATGTTCAACGAGCCTATTAACGGCATTGTATATTTTCTTTGTAGAAAGGAAAGGAATTAATTCTTTTAGTTTTGCTATTGCAATAAATCCGGTATATTTCTCTCGTTTTACCATGCAGCCTTTAAACGATTCTTGATACATTTTAGTACATAGTATCAATCGCATATAATAGTAGACGGCTGCGGCTTCTAAACCAACTTTAGAAGCCATTTCTTCATCAATACAAATCATGCAGCCTATCTACTTTTTGAGTTTAAATTCTTCGTATCGTTGCTTGATATTCTTTAGCCTACGAACTTTTCTAAAATGATTAATACCTAAATGTACCGTAACAATAATGCTAATAGCCCATGTAGCTGATACAATAAGCAAATATACCTCTGCCGTAGGCATAATATTAAATGTATTGTCAATACAAGTAATAGTATCGGTAAACATAAGATTAAGTGGTATAGCTCTTGCATACTTGCAATGATATTTACCTTCGTCACAAGCAAGCCTATACAAACAATAATCTAATAAAATTACGTAGCCATCAAATGTTACTAATACTCCACTCCATGCAAAACAAAATACGATTAACATATAAATAGCTAATCCAAAGATAGTCGCTCTAACTATTAATTTTTCCATTATTCCATTTTTTTAAATACAATAATCTCATTTCATTCACCAAATGTTCAAATGATTTTATATAACCCATATTTATAGCGAAAGCTAAAGATTTTTGTAAATCATCTAATTCTTTTAATTGTTCTTGTGTGGCTTTATTTCGCAACAACGTTTCATGTATATTAAATACTATATAATTTAACCCTTTTGCTATGACTCTATAATCAACATTACTAAAAACAGATGCGGCAACACATAGTTCGTTATATCTATCTCCTGCCTCAATCCTATTGATAATCAAGTTATCTGTTAACCACATTACTACAGTTGCATATATTTCCGGATTAAGCTCTAATGCCAATAATACCCAAATATAAGGATTACACATTGTGCTTTTATTTTCTCTTGCTCCACAAGTTTTATATGCTCCGTATTTCTTCATAACTTTTACAAGAGAGCTTTCTTTTACTTCTTCCATAAAAGCCGAATATCCGGCTTTTATAAAACCTTGTTTTTCAAGTATATAGTAAATTCGCTCGGCAGATCCAATATTCGATAAAATATGTTCTATTCTTCTATCAGACCACCCTTTCTCAATTCTTGCTCGTGTATAAGCTTCTTGTAGATCTGTAACAGACAAGAATTGACTTTTAGTATCTTGCCTAATTGTAACTCCAAATAATTCCCTGTCTTTTGACTTCATTGTAACTGTTGTTTTCATTCTATATTACATTAAATTATATTCAAATATAATATTATCTTTTATAAAATGAAATATTATAGTATTGTTTTTTATGGGGCAGAATAAAATATGCTATTTGTTTTAAAGAATATAATATATTATTTTCTTGCAAATAAATAACATATTACCTGAATATCAATAAATATTCGGTATTTTAAATTATATTATATTTTGGAAAGAAAATAATATATTATATAATCAGGACTTATTCTTTTTAGAATTGACTACGAATACAATTTTCTCTGTAAATAATCCAGGCGCTTTAGATCTTAGTTGCGGCTTCACTGGTGACTTTCTCCCATTCTCCGTTACCTTCGTGCTCGCCTTTATCTGTACCTTTTTCTTTGCCATAGCCTAATTCGATTAATGTCATTATTGAATAAGAAGCCAAGTCCATTAATGTATCCGCGATAGATTCGTCATTAACTTTTTGATTCTTTTTAGTTGTTAAAGAGATAATGCGATTCATTTTATCGCTCATTCGCGTAATTGAGGATATAATCCCAAGTTTTTTAAATGTTTCGCCAAATGAATCGCCATAATCACTGTTTTTTCTTTCATAAAGAGATGCAAGAGAATTTGCAATTGATTTGAACTGCGCAACTTTATCTATTCTCTTTGTTCCAAAATCTTCTGGGAATTCTATCATTCCAAATGGCTTTGTATCGTCAGTCATCCAATAAATAGGTTTTGCGCTACCTACTACATGAATACAATTACTGTTATTCTCCTCTTTCATTTTCTCCTTCTTTTAAAACTTCTTGTTTAAATCTCTCTGCCGCCAAAATATTCTTTCTAAACTCTTCGTCTTCAATTGGGGTTTCTTCTTGAATAGGAGCGTCTAATTTGCTTTGGAAGAATTCTATTTGCTTTTTAGTTATATATGTAGCTAAATCAATCCAATATTCGTCATTTGTAAAGCAAATAAGAGGATTTAGTATAATAGAGAAAGTTCCAGAGAACAGCAAATCATAATTCTCTTTTTCTTGTTCGGTTAAGAGGTCATAATTCCCCTTCAGTTCAATAAGAGACTTCAAATGTCCATAAAGGGAATGTAGCCACGGTCTTACATACATTCTAAAACCATTTGCGCTTACTATTATCCCAGATTTTGTTTCGTACAGTTTAAAACTCTCAAAATCAAGTTCTTTTTGGGTTTCAGAACAAGGCACATGTATCAATGTAGGCTCAATACATAATTGTTCCTTTATTGATAAGATGTCATTAATTAATTTCTCACCATAATGTGCGTTATCGCAAAGCCCTTTCAGCTTTGCGATCTTAACGCGTAGTTCTTTGTTCAATTTTTCTTTAGTTTCCATCATTTTCAGTTTTAGGTTTGCGTCCTCTTCTTTTGGGTGATTCGTCTAACATTTCAGTATAAACTTCCGATGCGGCAGATTTATCTGTTGCTTTGCTTTCTGTGGGATTTTCAGGATCTTCTACGCCTAACATGTAATCAGCAATAGTTTTTCTTCCGTTGAACCTACCAATTTTCTCTTTAATACAGATATTCAACAAACGTTTTTTCAGCGTATCGTTGTCAAGTCCGATTAGGCTATCTCGTTCTACGCGCTCTCTTTGGCTGATAAAGTTAATAATATCCTCTTTGGTTTCAACAGCCGGAGTGTCAGAAGCACTAAGGCTTAAATAGGGATAAATAGCCACTACACTATGTGGAATACCTTTGTTAGGAGATTCTTTCTTTACATTGACTTCCTCCCATGAAAAGAAATCGTGTTCTGCGATAACATAATCCTCACAACCAGATTTACGTTTCAGTTTTACAATTGCCTGTGCCCATACTTTAGAGCCATCATATTCATCGGGAAGTTCCGATATTTTTGCATAAAGCAACATGTCTATCAAAGATTCATCTTCTCTCGTTACCATGATTTTTATATTTTAAATTATAAATTCGATACAAATATAACTTTTTTAAGTCGTATTTACAACCGAGTAGGATTATTAATTGCGACTCAACAACTTATTAACAAAGAACACTTGTCTATTTTGACGTTTCATCTAATCCAAATTTGATTTTAATTACGTTTATAATAGCGTTATACTGATTTTCATAGACTGTTCCAGCATGGGTATTTTTTACTCTTTTCTCAAATTCTTCAATGCTACCACGAAAACAACCACAAGTTATTTCAACAGTGTTATCCCCTGTCAGATAAGCGTGTGTGTGTCTATTGGAAGAACCGAAACAATCAAAACCGCAATGGTCTGCATCGCTTTTGAGGCATGCATCGCCGTATACCTGCGCATCGCCGTACACCTGCGCAGTGCCGGACACCCGCGCAGTGTCGTACACCCGCGCATCGCCGTACACCCGCGCAGTGCCGGACACCTGAGCAGTGCCGGACACCTGAGCAGTGCCGGACACCCGCGCATCGCCGTATACCCGCGCATCGCCGAACACCTGAGCAGTGCCGGACACCCGCGCATCGCCGTATACCCGCGCATCGTCAAACACCTGCGCATCGCCAAACACCAGCGCATCGCCAAACACCTGCGCATCGCCAAACACCTGCGCATCGCCGTACACCCACGCAGTGCCGTACACCTGCGCATCGCCAAACACCTGCGCATTTCCGTACACCTGCGCATCGCCGTACACCCACGCGTCGCCGTACACCTGCGCATCGCCGTACACCCACGCATCACCTTCTTGACTTAGGTTTTCTTCTTTTTCTATGTATCCTCCAAGTCCTCCTTTTTTTGCATACTCGAACGTCTTCGTACATTTGATTTGGTATAACTTTGTTCCAAGCTCGTTTACTACATAATTTTCTGTTAGTTCAAATTTCTTTTCCATGATTTTTGTTATTTAATGATTAATACTATTATTATTTGCTCAACAGAGAGTTAAGCGCCTCTCTAAACTTTTTATAGTCTTTCAATTCTTCATCAGACAATACAATAAAGCACATTCCATCAATGTATGTACATTCTAACTTTTCTCTTTTGATTAATCTCCAAATCCACGGTACGGTAACACCTTTCATATCAGCGTAATTTTTAACCTTAATAAGATTTTCTAACTTCATGTTATTTATTGTTTATTGGTTTAACAGCACAAATATAGCGTTAATTACCATATACCGCCAAATAAAAAGATAATATTTTCAGTATTTAACATTATTTTATAAAAAAAGCGGCAAGAACTAAGTCTCACCGCCCAAAACAATTATGAACAAAATTTAAACTAAAGATTTCTGTTACCAGATTTTATATCCTGCGCCAATATTATATACGGGCTTGTTTCCAAAAACTCCTATACCACCATTTAAATAAAATCCTCTTGGGAATGTAATACCAACGTTTAAAGTTGGTATATAATTCTGATCAAAGTAAGAAACTTGTCCATAAAGATACCCTTGTGTTTTTTTAGGGGGATATATGGTTTTCGTTTCCGTATTTGTTATGGTCTTATATTCCGTTTTATTAAAGACGTTTATTTTATCCAATGAAGGATTATATCCCGATACCCAAGCTTCATATCTACCATCTTCTTTATAATATTTCTGTTCTATTGGAAGTATTATTTTAGAAGAATCAGAGGTGTATATGTAAATAGTATCAACAATCTTTTTTTCTTTAAATATTGGAGATACTAATTCAAGAGTATCGTATTTTACTACCCAAACCGTATCTGTTTGAAAAACCGTAGTAGGCTTCTCTAATGGTTTATTAAAATACGGGACAATTGCTATTACCACTAATAATATGATGATAATATATGCAAGAGCATTACAACGCTTTAATTTCATCACATGCTTTTGTTACTTCATCATAAATACGACGCAAGCTAATCGCATAACTAACATTTCTTGCATTTAAGGTAAAAGCCGAAATTTTATATTCATCAGAACTCAAGAAATCCATTTCCTTTGAAACAGCTTTACCTATTCTTTCAAGACTTAACAGCTCCTGAGATTTTTCTTTCCCATTAAACCAGTCTGTGAAATCCTTAAAAGTTCTATTACATTCCCCTGATCTGTAAATAAGTCCGTCTCCGTCATTCATTACATTAAGAGCTATCAAATAACCAATAGCTTTTGATACAACATCTTTAGGATAATAATTTTCTTTAAAATGTTTTTTACGTCTTCAAAATTCTTCATTTTTTTTAATTTTTAATAGTCGTAAGACCGTTGATATTAGTAAATTTAAATGTTGCTAAAATATATGGAGAATTTCCATGCAGATAATCAGAAGATGGCTCTACTTTATCAGAGAGAATAATCTCTGCTTGTCTTTTTCTGATAGTATCCCAATACAATATTTTTTTCCCAAGAATATAATTATAAAAGTTGTCGAAAGTATCACGACGATTGACTCCTATAAATGCAAACACAAATTCAATATCTGTAGCATCTACCGTTGGAGTATCGGGTATGTAGTAATTACTTCCATTGCTTTCAGGAAATACTTCTGAATAAATTCTTGGCTTACCCTTAGTGGATAGTCCTTTGCATGACACATACTTCATACCCGGGAAATCCACCTCTAAGTTTTTAACGGGTTGCGTTGTCGGTTTCCCTATTTCTTGCATATAAAAAACTGGATCACTCATTGTCTTTCGGCATTATTCGTTCAACTATAACGCGACTATTAATAACATCCCCTGTGATTAAAGGCGAGCCGCCATATACATAGATAAAACATCTGCTATTTGCTCCAATGCTTATGTTTATCCTACTATCACCCGCAATAAAGATTTTGCAAAAATGATTGGGCTTTATTTTGAGGTCTGTATTACTATCTAATACACACAAAAGAGTAGTAGAAACCTCAAAGTTATCGTCGTTGTATTCACATAGCATAGCCCCAGTATATCCATTACCCTTATCATTTTTATATTCGCAAATATATTTCCCATTTACATAGGCTTTAAATTTCTTTGCAAAATATTCAGGGGATACACCCCATCCCTCGGCAACAGAAGCAGCCATAAATTCTGCTCCATTAGCGTCACAAGCAATTTCAAATAATTCTCTATTGCTTTTTTCAGAAGTCCATTTGTCAGTATAACCTTGACAGAGACCTCTTTCGATAGCGTTTTTTTTAAATTGTTCTAAATCAATCATAATAAGTTGTTTTATAGCGCAAATATAGTAAAAATTACTGTAATACAAACATTTTCTTTTTAAAAAGGGCAACTTTCATCTCCACTTGCGAATGGCAGTCCATTATCCTTATTTTGATTAATATCTCTCGGTTCTTGATTATGCCATGATTCGGATTGAGGATATGTAAAAGAGTATGGTTTAGGTGCTTCTTCCCATCCATAATGTATATCTTCATTTTCTTCATTTTTGAACCTTCGGCTTGGTATATCATAGTGCATTCCCACCAAATAATCTACTACACCATACATTCGGTTTTTAGCCACCTCTATTACGTTTCCAAATCCCGTAAATCCAGCAACCTTATCCTTACCTAAAAATTCTCCTCCACGTTTAATGAAGTCATTATTAACTCGATGGATTATAAATACATTGTCAACGGCATTTGTTAAATCGGCTGTTCCGCTAATTGAATCCTTTCTTAGAAATTCAACTTGTTTACGCGGATGACAGACAAGAATTAAATGGATTTGATTCTTTTTAGAGAATTCGCATATTTTCAATATAAGTTCTTTTTGCTTATTGTTTTTATCTCCATCAAATAAATCAATATCAAGAGAAAACAAGTTATCAAGAATCAAAAGCTTTACGCCATTATCAACCATCTCTTTCATGTCGTTAAAAAGCTGCGCGAACTTAGATCCATACTCGTTATTATACAAAAAGAACTTCCCATCAAGCCAATTGTCTATTTTTTCGGCAGCAGCAGGCATAACATCATACTTTCCAGCACCAGGTATTCGTTCAATTAAATTTCTACTGCCTGCGGCAACCATTTGAATCCAAGTTTTTAGAATATCTGGACGTAATTCTCCGCTCCACAATGCAGCCTTATATCCCTGATTTACAACATTTAGAATTAATGTATTTAGCCATGATGATTTTCCACTGGAATTACTACCAGACAAAATAGATACTTCTCCAAGATTTAACCCAACAATAGCCCTATCCAAGACATGGAAACCTGTTTTTAGACTTATGATTTCTGTCAGATTTATCTTTTTAATATCCTTCATGCTAAACCATTTCTTGCCTAACTCCTCCGTTTCCTCCTTGATTTTTATTTCTTTTTTTGCAGGAATTGGATAGTTATTGTTCCCATATTGGATATTATTTCTTGGAGTAACATCGTAAGCATTAGGCTCGTATTTTAAGCGCAAATCCCTCCAAGTATATTGGCTACACGAATTATGGAAACAAGTAAAGCCTATCCCGTCTTTAGATACAAAAATAGCCGAATCAGGATGTTTATGCGAAGAATCAAATGGGCATTCGTCTAATATGATCTTTCTTGTTCCATCACCAAGCAATGTCTCTTTATGTACTTTTATTCCATGCTTGCTGATAAAGTTATCAATATCAAATTGTTCCCTATTACCGTTATTAAATCGAACTATTGGTTCTATTTTCGGAATATAATCAGCGAGTCTTTTGAATAAAGATATATCATTCTCTTTAATTTCTTGCGGTACGACTAATATTTTGCTAATTCGATGTGGCCTATTAGGCGTATTGCCTCCCTTTCTCGAATACGTGCCATAGAGCTTTGTTATTCTCGCTGGATTAAATACCTTCACATCAACATCAACATGGTCATCAGTAAACTTGGAAGATAGATACTTCAAAAAATCCCTGATAATAGTTGTATTTTCATCAGTATTCTCTAAATTTACTTTATACATCAAATGGTATCCATTACCAGATTCACAAACGATTGGATAATTAAACCCATTCGCTTTTAAAAAGGTTCTGGCTGCATTTGCTGTCTTGCGAGAATATTCTTTTTCTTCATCAGTACTTGCTACATCCTTTACGCCACCTTCGCGTATTGGATCAAAGTCAATAAGCACCCAACGTCTTTTTTGAATATCAGCATCCTTTATAGCAGGTGCTCCTTTCACCATAGTGTTAAACTGCGGCAAGCCATCTAAGGCGTTTTTTAGCTCGTTAAAGGTAAAATAGATATTATACCTATCATCGAATCTTTGAATTGATTCTACGGCTTTATTTGCGTCTCTAAACACACCTGAATAGATGTCATTCTTGTTTAGTGGATTAAAAAGTCGTATTTCGAATAATTCTCCATCATTTCTGAATAGAGTAAGGCTCTTTTTTATTTCTTCGTTATTCATGGTTCAATGGTTTTCTTTTCCACTCTTTTTTTTCTAAATTCCAACTATAATAAACACCTTGACAGTATACTGTTGCTCCATTAGGGCGTTCATTGGGCTTATATCCATCATATACTCCCCATTCAGGATTATTAGTTGTACAATAGGCATTGACATTATCATTCCAAAACAGTGATATACCATCACATGATGGAGTGTACGCCTCTTTATAAGCCTTGTCTCCCAAATTGATAATCATATCATAGTCTCTTTTAGCAGAAGGAGAGTTATGCAATGCTCCTGACAGTATGGAGTCAAAATTTCCTTTTGTATTACTTATAAGCCATATGAAACTAGCTTTCCACAATTTCCCACTATCTCCTCCCTTGTAGAAATCAGGCAAAGACTCGCAAAGCAATATAGCTTTTTTAATATCATCAACCGAATATCCATCCCTGATTCTTGAATTAATTGCTGACTTTATTTTCTCTGAAATAACATGGACTTTAGCAAACGATTTGGTGTTCTCATTCCAGAAATCAACTATTTCTTTATATATTTCTTTATTTATAGATTTATCTTTATAGTTTTGTTTTATAGATTGTATTGCTTGGGTGTTTTCCCAATCAGACGGGGATTTTCCCCAACGGTCAGTTATTTTTCCCAGCGATGTCCCAAAAAGACCATAAGCTTCATTTGTTAACGCATACCAATTTGTTTTATCTATTTTAATTTTATTGTAATTAGAAACAAGAATAAGTCCTTTCTTCTCCAATCTATTTAAAGCACCTCTTATTTTATCTTCAGTTAGATATGGATATTGTTCATTTATTCTTTTACGTGTAATGTACACCCAAACATGTCCATCTTTGAACATGTCTTCGTTGTCTGAATTTCCTACGCACCAATGATACAAATGACCTAATACTAATGCTTCCACTAATCCTATTTTAGAAGCCAATTCTACTGAAAATGAATGTGAATCGTAATTTTGTTCTTTTAACATAATTCCCGAATTTTAATTAATAATATTACACCTGAATTTTTTTTTTTTTAAAAGAGTGGATAAAGGAAAATTCAGGGAACCTTTTTCAACAGGGTAGCTAATCCATGCCTTCCACTCTTTTTGGTTTATTATTAATGCAGAAAATTGAGGGGAAGAGGGATATGGTAAGACCTCTTTCGGTCGGGTAATTAAGCCGCCTATCCCCTCAAAAAAAATGTTAGTACTGCAAAGATAGCACTTTATTTGTTATTCTCCATTTTCTCCTTTAATTTTTCTTCCGCCTCAGCCAATCTTTTCTTTAGTTCTATGACGACTTTAGACAGCGCGTAATCATTGACCCATTTAATATCGTCTATTTGCGTCAATATCGTCCCAAAATCGCGATTTAAATCATAAAGCATACTCTTAGCACTCTGCGACAAGAAAGTGTCTAATTCCGCACTATATAAGCCAAATGGAGTGTTGTATACTATATTGCCCTTCTCTTCTTCTTCCAATACCAATTTTTTTATATTTTCTCCCATATTAAATATGATTTTGATTAAACAATGTTAGATTCGCTTTGAAATACATTAGGAAGATTTCTCTTTTGATATTGCTTCCGCAGATAAGAGATCAGTATATCGTAGTCTAATATAAAGCCTTCGTTTATTAAGTCTGCTACTTTCTTTTCAAGTTGCCATAATTCACGTTGTTTAGACTCGTTCCCATGTTTGTTCCTAAGCAAAGGTTCATGGCTATCAAAAACTATCCAATTTAACGCCTCTCCTACTTTCTGCATGGCTTTAGGAATAAAAATTTTAGGCACTATTTTTGAAATGGCTGATGCAAGTTCTTTATAAGAGTCTCCTGCAAGGTTACGGTATCGAATCATATCGTCATACACAAATTTGATGACATCATATTTAAAAGAAGGATTTATCCACATAGCAAAATCTATAAAGAGAACAGGGTGCATCTAAGTACCAGCATTGTCGCCACGAGATGCTCTTGATTTTACATACGTAGAATCCTGCGTATGTAAATCTTCCCTCTCCATTATAATCTTAACTAATTCAGAAGTAGAGCCTAAATCCAAAAATTTTGTAACTTCCTTTTTCATACCACTTATGCGGTTCCATTGCTTTAGTAGTTCCGTAGCATTAAAGAAACCGTCTTTTGTTCTTTGCTTAACTGAAAATTCACCCATTTGGCGAATCATAATTTGATTTGTTTTCATTTTTCTCTTATTGTTTTTAAATGTCATTCAATAGCTTTTTTAGATGTTCGAGTTCACATTCCAATCTATGAATCCGAACTTTCAAAGACTTAATATCAGATTCGATCTTATCAGTCCCATGATTTAAACTACATTCTTCGGAATTGAAAAATTCGCGAATCAAGTTCAAGACGCTCTCTCTCTTTGATTTACTTTTAAATAACTTCATGGCTTTTTGTTTTTTAGTTCTTCATCGGTTAGTTTTATGAAAATGGTTTTATCTATAGTAACGGTCTTAACTAAACCTTTTAAGATTCTCACTCGGATCATCTCTTTAGACAAATCCAACATTTTTGCATAAGTGCTAATTCTAACTAAATTTTCGTACATGTTACTTTCTTTTGTTTTTAATGGTTTTACTTATGAAATCAACTCCTTTTTGGTAGACAAGCGTCTTAATGTTCATACATGGCTCTCCATTTTTCATGTATTTTTGCTCTATAACTCTAAAATATCCGCGATCAACATAGATTTGGAAAGGAACATTATTCGACATTAATATCTTTTCATTTCTTAAAAACTCAAAGAGATTATTTCGTCCCATTCCTTTAATACCTAAAACTTTAGCTACATCATTCATGGATATTGCAGTCTTGCTGTCGGCAACAGTATCGAAGAATTTTACTTTTGGCTTCTGCTCTTCCAATAGTTTCGCCTGTTCTTCTATTTTCTCTTGTTGGTCGGCAGCCAATCTCAAAGCTTCAGCAAATGTAGTAGGAACGTTGAATTTAGGCTGAACAGAAAAACAGCCTGTTCTTCGGATACTTGGAAGAACTTCACTTGTTACCCACTTCTTGAATTTTTGTGCAGATTCAAGTTTGCACCCAAAGATAAGGGAATATAATCCGCTTTCGTTGATAATAACTACATTTTGTCTGCCACCTGGGGTCATCATTTCAGTAACCCCTTTATCTTCATCGCAAACATGATTAGCAACGGCATTTGCTAACGATTTCCCTATTCCGTACCCCAATGCTTTCGCCACATCTTTCCCAACGAACCACGGTTCATCATTTATAACCATTGTTCTAACCTTGCCGAATTCGACATTTTCGAAAATCTGAATTTCATTTTCCATCTTTAAATAAATGTATATGTGAATAATCAATGTTTTTAATTACTCTGCAAATATAATGGTTAATTGTCAATAACCAAACAAAAGAGAAAAAAAGAGGAGAATTTAACCTCCTCTTTTAAATTTGTTCATATATTAACGGAATGGGCATGTCATGGCAAGTTCAGAATCATATTCTGTGTTTTTTATTTTAATGGGAGTACTTTCTCCTGTAAAACATAAACTCACCTTATCACACATAATAGAATTTACTACCATAGAAAGATAGCTTATACTAAATCTTTGAGTTATTGGAACTACTTCTCCATCATATTCAAAAGATATCAATTCTTCTGCTTTTTTATTATAGTCGATGTTTTCGGCATAGATATAAATGCTGTTATCTCTAACACTTACATCACATACGCTGTTAATATTATCCGAAAGCAAAGAGATACGTCGTAAAGCAGAAATTAATGCTTTCTTATCAACATTGATACATGTCTTATCAGGAAGATTAATCAGCCTGTCAAATGGAGGAAGGGCTTTTTTCTCTAATTTTTGAATCAGAACCATCACATCTCCACAAACAAACATCATATTGTTTTCTGAATTTGTTATTTTAACATTCTTGTCCTTAATTGATTTTAAAGCAGATTCTAACCCATCAAAAGCCGTTTTATCAATAGAAAGTGTACATTCTCCCTTATAATCAATTTCTGGGAAGACATCATGGTAAATATTATGCCCTTCGGAAGCGTATACTTTGGCAGTACCTTCGGACAATACGATATGCACGCATTGTTTGTTTGGGAAAAATTCATCCTCCAACAAAAAGGGTTTGCTCTTTTCAATCCAATATAATAGCATATTTGCATCAAAAAGGAAAGATTCAGTATTAGTATCTATTTTTAATACAGGAAACTCGCGAGCATCTTCAAGAGGAAATTTAATCGAACCATTCTCTGTCTTAATCTCAGCAATGCCTTTATATGAATATTTATCTATTTTTTCTTCTTCAATATTGATTTCAATTAAATCATCATTGATCAAAGAAATGTATTTTCTCAATTCTATAGAGTCAATGCAAAACACAATATCTTCTTCCGAAGATTCTACTGGGCATTTTGCTTTAATAGCATTTTTACCATTATAAGACATAATCCAGCAATCATTGCCCCTTATTGTTATTTTAGCACATCCCAAAATAGGAAGAATCTTCTTGCTACCTGCATAACCACCTCCGACTACAAGTCCGGAAATTAAACTTTTTCTGTTAAATATAATTTTCATAATTACGCGATTTTTTTATAATTCAAATCAAAATATTCGATAATATCCTTCAAATCAATACTGACATAACCATGATGCCATATAATCTGTACTCCATACTTAAAGAATTCGTGCCCTAAAATATGCGAGAGTGAATCCAGGTCATAAGCATATACATCCATAAACATTGTCCATTGCTCCCACTCAAAGTCAGACATTTCCTCTGGGACATCATCGAAAGTGTTATATTCAACACCATTATGGTCGTAAAGACGAAGAGTTACATGATTCGTCTCTATAAACTTTGCTAAACGTTTTTCTGTCATTTTATTATTCAATATTCATTATTCAACATTTCTGCAAATTCTGCAATTATATCATCTCTATCACCGTCAAGAACCCAATTGTCTAATACAGATGAAAGGACTTCAATGGATTTTTCTTTCTGAGATTCAACTCCCTTATAAAACATATCCAGCATGGCATTCTGTCGATATGCAAATTCTCCATTAACAACAACTGCATAACTTTGCCAAAGTTCTCTGCTTGCAATTTCTTCTAAACTTTTTCCCATTTCAAATTTCTTTTTGTTACTTTTTTAATATTTTCATTGAAAACTATATCAATATCTCTTAATGCCTTACTAAACAAGCGGGTATCCATTTTTCGAGGAGAGCCATTACAAAGATTAAACCACACACTATCGTCTTTTAAAGCTTCTATAATTCCTTCTTCACCATTAGTCAGAGAATCATTCACAAAGAAAAGCACGGAGTCAAGATACTTAATGAAGAAATGGCAATAAGGACGCATATAGAACTTTGTATAAAAAAGCTGTTTTGCAGTGCCAGATATAATTCTTTTGCCTGAATCATCATATTTACCTAAAACCGCTTGAAGATTTTCATAAGATTCAATTGCTTCGTTCGATAGTTCATCCTCACTGGAAACATAATCAGATGGGTCAACATCACAACCAAAAACATTTCCCATGAAATTAGAAAAATCTTCAGCGTCAGAATAACTAATACCACCAGTTTTAGCCAAAGTTGTACAATCAACAAATCTAAAGTAAGCTTCGTAATATTGCAAGACTGCGGCAGCAGACAACAATCTCTGGCATAACAGCGCACGACGTATATTCTTATCCTTTCTCAGATTCTTCATATTCACCTGGCTTTAAGATTATAAACCTAACACCGTCTATCATAACAGAATCAACAGCATCTTTCCGAATCCATTGCGCCACAGTCTCGCGAACAACACCGCGAAGCTCCGCATAGTGACGAACAGTTACCAATCTACTAATGTCATACATCTTTTTCTCCATAATTACTTTGTTTTTAATAAGTTAATAATAAAATCTCTTCCTTTACCAGTCCAACGTCTATCATATTGAATTGTTCCGTTGTCAAGCTGTATTTGTTTTACCGAAGTATATCCTTTTTCAGAGTACTCGGAATACATCAACCATGTGCCATTCTGCTTATACTGAATACGGTTTTCTTCAAGCAGCTTATTTAAAGCTATCGCAGACTTCATCCCAAGTTCTTTGACAATCTCACTCGATGTATATGTCTTGCCGTTATGAACGAGAAGTTTCACGTGAGCCTCAGCCTCTTTTGCTTCAAGCAAAGCAGCCTCTTTCGCTTTATATTGTTCAGCCCAAGCAATAGCCGCCTCAGCAGGATTTGTAAAGTCTGGCAATTGAATTACGTTTGAACGCTTCTCCATCTCCAATTCCTCCCAACGATTGATGATTTTAGCACGTAGATTTGCATCATATCCGCTTGCGAGAAGTAGGCAGTCTTTTTTAGTAAGAAGATAATAAGGGTCTTTTCTTTCTGCGTTATTCCCTAACTTTGTGATTTTGAACATCAATTCAAAATTGAATTTATGTTTTTCTTCCAATTGTTCAAGGATATTGCGAATATCTCGCATCACATTTGAATGTTGTTTACCTGTGAGTTCTGCTATCTGCAAAGAACTCATAGTTTCTTTTGCGTTTATAGTTTCGCCAACTTTTTCTAAATTAAATTCCATTCCTTTCATCGTTTTGATTATGATGCAAAGATAATACAATATTTGTAATTCGCAATACACAATTTGGTATTTGACTACAATTTAACACATATACACACAAAAAAAAGAAGCGGACATCAGAAATAAATCCAATGTCCGCCTGCATAATTGAAAGAAAAGTGATGAAGAATCTAACACGGTGCAAAGATAAGAACTATTTAGAGGAATACAATAGATCCTTAAAAGAAAAATTAAAAATCATCATCCACAAACTACTCTTCGGATAGTTTAGATGCTCCATGAATATTTATCTCTTTAAAACGCTGCTTGGCGCGATTCAAGTCACCAAACTCAAAAGCCCAAACACCAAACGACTTACTCCGAGGATAACATACACAGTCAAAACGAACATTCTCCATACGACGAAAAACCTCGTAGCTCACAACACCACTCTCCAAATGCGTCTTTTCGTAGATATAACCAAAAGGAGATTTGAACAACTGAACAAAAGAATAGCCGCTAACTTCACCACGACCTTCAAATTTTAAATCTAACTCTTTCATAAAAAAAACATGTTTGTTAATTAATACTGCATTATAGTAAATTTTCTATTTTAATAAGAAAAACAAGGAAACTATCGCAAAACGTCAGAAAGTCTCTAAAATACGAATGTATTAGGCTTATTTCAAACGCAAACGATAAGTTTACTGCGCAAAGATAGAGAAAAAGATTAAATCGGCAAATTTAAAAAGAAAAAAAGAGGATAACGCGAAAAACGAAACCCTCTACTCTTTTAAAGTGCAGTAGCCTCAGTCAAGCCAAAACAGTGCACTATTAGAAAAACGCCATATGGACAAATCAAATGAAAATATAGACAGGAATCGGGAAACACAAAAGAAATAAAGAGAAAATAAAAACATAGAATATATAAAATATGAATAACAAGCTGATTTTCAGAAAAATAAAAAAAATAAAAGTAAAAAAAATTCGAGAAAGGGCAGACTGAGCCACTATTCCAAAAGTCGGGAGGGGCGGCCTGCCATGGGATAGCCGCCAACAAAAGAGGGCCAAGCGTTAACGAGAACGCTAATACACTGATAAAATAGGGACTTTTATACTAAAATGGTATATCTGTATACATTGGTGTGAAATATCGTCTAATTTAGCCTAAAACGCGTCTTATTCGTTCGTTTCATGTTTTGGGAGCTTAAACATGAAGTTTAAAAACACGCAAAAATGCAATATTTGTGCTTTTGAGGCGATCCTTTATTATTTAGAGGGTGTTCTTGCGAGAAAGGTCGCGGCCCGTCTAAACTATACCCGCTCCGCTCTTTTTTTTCTTTTCCTCTTTCTTCCTTTCCTTCTCCATCCTGTTACTTTTTTCGTTTTCTTTTTTTTTGCCTTATTTTCATTCTTTTCATTTCTCTTTTGATATTCTTTTTGATCGTCTCTTTCTTTCTTTCTTTCTTTCTTTCTTCTTCTCTCTTTTGTTCTTTCTTTAAAGTTCCATTTATTTTTTCTATGATTACAATGTTCGTCATAGATTTTTTCTATTGCATTGTATATCGTCTATATTATATATATATATATATTAATATTATATCGTGTTATATATAAATATCCAAGTAATATATATACTTCACTACGTTACGTAATATATTACATTGTATATTCATATAAACACTATAGTGTGAAATCTTCGATTTGTTGGTATTTACAGTTAACAAACCTTTAATACGTTCTTTTGTTGTTAATAGACGTTATATATCTCCTTTTTTTTGTGTTGTTGTTTGGCTATTCCGAACATAACATCTATATTTGTATCAGAAACAAAGAGATAAAGATTCTCTTAAGGTTCTAAAGTAGTTCTTTCATTTACTTCCATACTGACAAACCTGTAAGACTGGTTATAGGTTCTATTTACTGCCATTTTCAAATAAGCAACATTCATAAGCGTTATGTTATAATGTTATTCATCGTGATCTTTCTTTTATTCTTCGATGTATAAAGAAGTATTTAGGTAGTATGCGTGTAGATATACTTGTTATATCTATGTGCTTGACTTTTTCGTTTCCCTTACGCTGTTTGGGTGGTGGTTCTGAATAAAAGAAAAGGTTGAGGAATAAAGGTAGTACTCAGCCTCTTTAATGTAGCCTGCATACATTTTGTATGCTGACAGTCTAAAGCCTTGAAATACAGATAGGAGAAATGAATATTAAAATATAAACCCTTTAAAAATATAGAATTATGAAAACAATTGATTTAATTAAAAGCATTGAGGAAAAAGGAATTATCACAGAAAGAGAAATTCTTCTTTTAACGAGACGCGCCAACAATGGTGACAGCGACGCTGCTAACTTTTATCCAGGTTGCGATAGAGTTATAGAGGTTACAGACGAACGGAGTTTGAAGGGCTTTAAATTTCTGTACAATCTTTATAAAACTCCGACAGGAAAGGAAAGAAAGAACAACCCTTTCGGATATAGAGAAATGGACATTTTAGATAACTACAACGGTGAAAGATTTACTTTTGTAGGTTTTTACGACGCAGGAAACCGATTTAATTCATACTATATTCCTATTTACGAATTAAACGGAATGGAGTATTATTATAACGGAGAAATTCACATAGTAGGATAACTTTAAATATCACAATCATGGAGGATAAAGATTTTTTTGGCAGTGCTGTAATAACGGTTTGTATTATAGCCGTTCTTTTTACACTTTGTTATATATTTCATTAATTGTAAACAACTTACAAACTTTTAAAAATAGGAGATTAAATTATGAAAACAACAAATAAGCTTATTTATATAATATCAAAAAAATATGTTAACTCCGGGATAACCTTTAAAATTAAGGTTAAAATATCCCTGGATGATTATTGCAAAAATAATATAAGAGTTAACCGGGCAAACATGGGAAAACCCATATAAGCCGGAAAATGAACGTTTTACATTAACTTTATCAGATGAAGAACGCGCCGATATTTGCGCGCGTTATGATAAAGATATTGCTAAATCCTAAAGAGATAGGATAGGAAATATAAAGGGAGAGATTTTTTGCGGAGGTTTTGTGTGCCAATGTTGGAGCGAAACACACCTTAAAAATAGTATTATAGAACTAATGAATAAAGCGTAATAATAGGAGGGTATAACATGGCTACATACATTTATAAAGGGGAAAATATCAGTCATTCAAAGTTATTAATGCTTTTGCATTCTGCGCACATCTTTGGCGGAAATAAGCTATCACATTACGAGGTCTTGATACGAGAAGCTGAAAAAGGAAACGAACGTGCAACAAGCATTCTTAAAGATTTAGAAGTAAAGTAATAAACTAATAAAACCATTTTTTTATAACATGAAACGGAAAAGAATAAATACCAAAACTTTTGTTTGTAGATGTGAAGGTTTAAATTTACATATACTTTCATTTAATTTTAAGAAATAATAAACAATAAATATATTAACGTTATGAAAAGATTTACAGAAAAGCAAATTACTACTTTTAAAGATATGATTAATAACGGTATTCTCCATCAAATAGATGGAGATCCAGAATTGTGTAGAACAATAGCAAAGAAAATATATGACATTGATGAGGGATATTTTATTTTTGAAAATTTATCCACTTCTGAAGTAATAAACGAGTGGGACGCGCGCGGAGAAACTTATGAATTAGTAGAAAATATAATTAACTATACTCCAGAAGGGAAAGAAGTAATTAGTTCTATTCTAAAAGAACATATGAAAGATTGTGAAATAGAAATAAATCGCAAAACTATGATTAAATTGTTAAGGTTGAGGGATTTTGAAACAAAAGAAGAGATAATAAAAGAATTGAATGAGATTTTATAATAAAAACATTATGGAGGGAAATTTGCAATATTACAATACAATTAGCAAGGAAATGAACGAACTAAATAAATATAAACCGTTGCCAAATACATTAAACACATTAAAATATAACAAGGAGGAAAAAACATTAGTTGCGTTAGGCAACGTTTTACTTGTGGTTGGTTTTATCGCTGCTATTTTTCTACTTGTGTCTGTTTTTGGATACGAAGAGTCTAATTATGGAGCTTTTTCTTATTCGAGAAAAGTTTTGAGATTTGAATTTATAGCTTATGCTGTTTGTGATATGTTATTAAGCTTAACACTTTGGGCGGCTATGCTTTGTCTTGCTAAAATGTCAAGAAATATTAGAGAGATGAAAAACAATAATAGGATATAACGATATTTTAGGCGTGTTGGTAGGTTTTGCCGATAAATCAGGACGACCAAGATATTTTTTAGACGAGAAAGATCATATCTTATTAGACATGTGTCTATATGAATCTTATTGGTATCTCTTTTTAGATGAATAGAATAAAGAGAGGCACTTATATACGACCCTGCGCTGTATAACTAAAAGTAATTACTAACAATTAAAAAGATAAAATCATGGAAAAGAAATTTGAACTAACAGAAAACTATGTAGTAAACGAGTTCGGAACAAAGTTATACCAAATCAAATGTACGAAAACGTTCAAATATGCAAAAAAAGGTAAACTTGGAGGATTTATAGAAAAAGAAGAAAACCTAAGTCAAGAAGGTGATGCGTGGGTGTACGGCGATGCGCAGGTGTACGGCGACGCGTGGGTGTACGGCGATGCGCAGGTGTACGGAAATGCGCAGGTGTTTGGCGATGCGCAGGTGTACGGCACTGCGTGGGTGTACGGCGATGCGCAGGTGTTTGGCGATGCGCAGGTGTTTGGCGATGCGCTGGTGTTTGGCGATGCGCAGGTGTTTGACGATGCGCGGGTATACGGCGATGCGCGGGTGTCCGGCACTGCTCAGGTGTACGGCACTGCTCAGGTGTACGGCACTGCGCGGGTGTACGGCACTGCGCGGGTGTACGACACTGCGCGGGTGTCCGGCACTGCGCAGGTGTGCGGCGATGCGCGGGTATACGGCACTGCGCAGGTGTACGGCACTGCGCGGGTGTTTGGCACTGCGCGGGTGTGCGGCACTGCGCGGGTGTACGGCACTGCTCAGGTGTTCGGCGATGCGCGGGTGTGCAAATAATTTGCTATTTCGACGGGCTAAGCGTCGAGTTATATACAAATCACTAAACAATAAATACATGAAAGCAATATATTTAAGATGCTCAACTGATAAACAAGATTTTGCACAACAATCTGAATGCATAAGACAATATTTGAAGAGGATAAATGTATCATGTGACTTATACACTGTACAGGAAAAAATATCTGGTACAGTCAAGCACACAAAAAGGAAGTTGCATGAGTTATTAGAATCATGTGATAAGGGATCTGTTATTTATGTCTCAGAGATATCTCGCTTGGGTAGAAGCATGTCCGATCTCTTTCAAATTGTTGGTTATGCCGGAGAAAAAGATATTACATTGATTCAATGTAAAGATGGAACTATCATAGAAAACAAATCAATAGGCGGAAAAGCTTTATTATTTGCCTTATCTTTAGCGGCTGAAATCGAGGTTGAGAACATAAGACAAAGAACCAAAGCCGGACTTGCTGCAAAAAAAGCAAGAAACGAAACAATAGGCGGAACGAATAATCTTTGGGGGAAAAATACAGGAACAAACAGAGAAGTGTCTTTAAATGAAATAAGAAATGAATCCGCGAACAAAAGAAAAGAGAATGCAAAAGCGAATATAAATAACGCGTTTTTTTGGACTTTTATAAATCAATGGATAAAAGATAAGGGAGAGCCTAAAAACCGTGAAGAATGGCAGGATATAGCGCAAAAACTCAATGATTTGGGACAAAAGACAGCTACAGGAATGCAGTATAATAACATTCGCGCGGCTGCAATGTATCGTAAATTAAAACGTTTAATGAAATATGAGGAATAAATATGAATGAAGAAAAAAGAAGTATTGAACAATATTTTAGAACTAAATATCCAGATAAAAGGTATAAACTAAAGAATTATTATAAAATAGGTAATTTTTTTGGATGTGATAAAGCAAATCTCTATGTAATAGAATTTATAGATACGCAAATGAAACATCCAAAAACACTTGAATTACAAGTAAAATCGAACGAATTAAATAAAGAAAGGAGTCAAAAATGAAACATATTACATACGCATTAATAACGGCTATCGGAATTATTACTATTAGCCTTATAGTCACTATTGATTATTTTAATGGAGTTAACAAAGGTCTAACCAGTAGAATAGAAACATTAGAGACTCAGATAGAGGAGAGTCGAGTCTATAATATTAGATCGAATCATTTTCAAGCTAAAACAAATATTGCATTCGCGGTTAAAATAAATAGGCTTGAAAGATGTAACATTGACAATATTGATTTGAACCAACTTTATAATATTGACGCGAGCAATGTTAATGGTTTTATAATGGTCAACGGAGATGTTTTAAATCCATTTAATGACGCCAATGACGCAGAGGAAGCTGCCGAACTATTCACAAAGGGAAGAATAGACTATACTAACAACTTTGCTATTGATGGTATAGTAAACAAGAATAAGTCACTTATAGAAGTTTATAAACCTGTTGTAGAAAACAACATAAATTAAAAAAATCATGGGAAGTATTTTATTTGGTGCATGCGTAATTATATGGTTAGCATGTTTTAGTGTAAAGAACTTAACGAGATAAGGAGGGCTACATGGCTAAAGTATATATAACAAAGGTAGTTATATATCAAGTTACACATGTGGAAGTTAAAAAAACGTATTTCCCTTTGCTGATATACTAAAAAAGACTATCTTTGAGTATGCAACGAGTAGAACGACATATTGTTATAGGGAATAAGAATTTAGACAAGATTTGTTTTTGTCTAAGAACTTATACAACTACGCAAACTACCTGATACGACAGGAGTTTACGCAGAACAATAAGTTGGTGTCTGAATACGAGTTGACTACGAAATTAGCCAAAGAGAAACAAGCGGATTATATTGCTTTACCTGCGCAGACAAGCCAACAAGTTGTAAAGATACTCTTTAAGAATTGGAAGTCTTTTTTTAAGCTTTGCAAGAAGAAAGACAAATTAAAGGGTAGACCTAAAATGCCTAAGTACAAGCATAAAGAAAAAGGGAGGAATATATCTGTTTTTACTTCTCAACAATGCAAGCTGAAAGATGGATATATTTATTTCCCGAAGAAAGCCAACATAGAACCATTAAGAACCAAAGTGGGCAACGTATGCCAAGTGAGGATTATACCTCAATGCAGTTGCCATATAATAGAAGTAGTATATGAAAAAGAGTGTATTAAAACCTCCGGATTAGAGCCGGACTCTTATTTAAGTATTGATTTAGGGTTGAACAATCTTGTAACTTCCTACGATTCACTCAATCATAAGAGTTTTATCGTAAATGGCAAAACGTTGAAGTCTATCAATCAATATTTCAATAAGAAGAGAGCTTACCTTATGAGTTTCATAGGAAGTAGAGGGATTAGCAACAGAATAGGAAAACTTACCTTAAAGAGAAATTGCAAAGTGAACGATTATCTTCATAAAACATCTCGATTTATTGTGGATTATTGCACTGATAATCATATTGAAACAATCGTGATAGGGAACAATAAAGACTGGAAGCAGAATTGTAATATGGGGAAACGCAACAATCAAAACTTTGTAAGCATCCCGTTCGAGAAGCTAATATCACAAATCCAATACAAGGCGGAAGAAGTAGGAATCAAGGTAGTTATTACCGAGGAATGCTATACATCCAAGATTGACCACTACGCAGGTGAGGAAATGTGCCACCATGACACTTATATGGGCAAGAGAATCAAAAGAGGTCTATTCCGTAGCAGTACAGGCAAAGTCCTGAACGCTGACCTTAACGGAGCAATAGGAATTTTAAGAAAAGTAGTTGGCGAAAGCTTTCAGCAAGTAGTCAATAGAGGCGAAGTGGTAACACCGTCGAGAATATACATGGTGTAGGCTCGTAAATAAATGCCATTGGGTCAGAAGCTTTCACTGTTGAATCACAAGCAATTGAGAAAGCAGAAGAAATGAGAATCAAAAAGATTGCTTCTTTAAAAAAAACAGATCGAAAAGCTTGAAAAATTAAATTTTAAAAAGGAGGAATAAATGGTAGACTATCAAATATTATTAAAGTTGACTTCATTCAACAATGCCATTATCACAAGGGAAGAAATAAATGGAATAGAAGAAGAAGGAGTCTTTATCCCTCTTAAATATAATTCTATATTCCGGACAAGAGGCGGAGAGATAGCCGTAAATCTTTATGCTAAAGAGAAAAAACCAAATGCTTACGGTCAATCACATGTCATTTCTAACCAAATGAGTAAAAAGAAATATTTAGAATTGAAAGAACTTGGTTTTGAGACTGCTTTTATTGGTAACATGAAGATTGTTAGAAATGGCGGTTATAACTATCTAAAAACGCCCAACAAAGTTTCTTTGGATGAGGCATTGGAAAGATAACAAAACTAAAATAACTATTAAAAATTACAAGAATGGGAAAGAAGGGAAATTACACAGAAATGTATAAAACAACATCGGGAAAATTAGATAATCAAACAAAATTAGCTATTTTAGAGTTTCTAACAGAAAGTTTAGATTTTCATACGTTGGTATGTGATATAGCCGGAAATGTAAGGAAGGAGGTTAAACCGGAAAAGGGATACGAGGAATTGAAAGCAGACTATTTGCACGTTTGCAATAGATACAAGCAAGAGCAGGAAAGAAGCAACTATCTCCTTCATATGTGGAAGGAGGAAACGGTAAAGAGAATGAAGATGCAAACTACTTTAGGAGAGTCTTGCTCACATCACAACAATATGATGGATAGGATTAAAGATTTGTTGAAAGAGGTTGATATGCCATCTGTAAAACACGCAATTGAGGCATTAAAGGATGAGAGGGCGAACGGCAAGTTATTTGCTGAAGAATGCGAGCTATTAAAAGAGGAAAACGATATGCTCTCAAAACGTTTTAGCGATCTTGAAAAGAGCTATTTTTGTATACACAAGGAAGCGAACGAGATAAAAAATAGTAGAAAAAACCTATCAGCAAATTATGATAGACTTATTGAAGATTATAACTGCTTAAACACACGTTATAATAATCAAAAGGAGTATATTGCAAAATATATAGAGGAAAACAAACGACTAATCGACAAAGTAGAAGAGCTAAAAGGAAAGTTAGACAGGGCCTCTAAGAGATATGGTGAGTTGATTAAGATAATCAGTGATAAAGCTATCAAGGCAATTTAGTATAAACAGTCCGGTGTTAAAGCCGGACTTAAAAAGAAAAACCATGAAAAGAATGTCAATAAGGGATAAAAAAATGCTTGAACCGGAGACGGGCGAAGTATTCTTTGTGGAAGTACCGAACAAGGGAATAGATATAAAAGTAGAAACAATATTATGTGCTAATTCGGACGCATGTAAGGAATGTATTTTTAATAGAGGTGAACTTGATGATCTATGTTGGCGTATATGGTGTTTAAATGGTGATGGGTCTAAACTAACATTTAGGAGGGTGAGAGATGAAAAAATAAAAGCGTAGAACTATAGATACCTTCACAACAGATCACCCCAGTTACAGGGGAAAAAATCAGAGTGCAAGCGATGGAAGGTAACAATGTAATATCATGCAGGGAATGCCCATTCCGGCAAAAGGAATTTAAAAAGATATGCCCGCTTATGCGATGTGTAGACATGGCTACGGGAAAGTGTCAAGCCTATAAACAAGTAAAGTTATGAAAAGATTAGATTTATCATGCCTGCCGTTAAATTTAGAGGTCGGTGAAACAATGGAGTTAATAGATAAAGAAGGTAAATATCACCTATTGAAGTGTGTTACATCAGATGAAAATAGTTCGTGTGAAGGGTGCTTCTTTACTAAAACAAAAATACCATTTAACTGCGATTCTGTGATGTGCTCAGAACTAGAAAGAGGGGTGGAAAGTGGTGATGTGATATACAAAGAACTTCCGGTAGAGAATGAATTTAAGCAAGACGAAGAAAGCGAAATGAAAACACTTACATTTGACGATCTATCAGAAACGAAAACAATAAAAGAGGGAGAAGCATTCATTTACGAGGACTGTTTAGATGTACAGCATGTAGTAATAGCTAAAAAAGTGGAAACATTGGGAAATTAGGAGGCATGCAGAAAGTGCGTATTTAACAATGATGCGTGTTGCCTGGTGCGTTGTTCGCAATTAGACAGGGGAGGCAAAGATAGTGCTTATTTCGAGGAATTATAATTTGAGTAACTATTTAAGCCCCAATATAATGAAACCGTACATAATAGCTGAACTTAGTTTGATAACATACGATGGGAAAGAAATACCTGTCGAATTAATTGAAAGAGAAATATTGACCGAACCACCTCGATTGATAAAAGAGAGGATTCTGGGTGCCTTCAAGACGATGAAAGACACACCAGTTGAGGTCAAAATGAAAATAAAATTGGTTTAATATCATAAATAAAAGATGAATTATGGAAACTATAGATTTAAATGATACTGTTACAGTAGAACTGACAGAATGGGGAGCAGTATATCTTAATGCGCTGAATACGTATAAGAGTGAAATTACTACAGGAAAACCGATTTATAAAACTGATTATAAAGAAGGTGATATTTATAGAAACCAACTTTATCAGTTGATAATGGATTTTAAAGATGGGATTAAGTTTGATAGACCGAAACCTTTTAATAAGTTGAAGAAAGCATGTTAAACCAGATAATAAAAAGTTATGGGATTTACAACACCTTGTTTTATAGAAAAAATACGGAGAAACTTCGGAAGAAATTAAAAGGTCTTGGTTATTATTGCAATCCGTATTTAGGTTGGAATAATCTATGCACTTCTACATACGGACTTGCTTCTGTTTATTCAATGAGCGATGATATAAATGTTATCTCTAAAGAAATGGATATTATTGATTGCGGAACCAATGAGGAACTTTTCCTGGCTATAGTCGCATTGAGGGACGATACAGACAAGAACCAGTGGTTTACGGATGGTTACTTATGGTTTAAATGTGGTGATGAAATGTGTGATGAAACTATTGAATACTATCTTAATAAATACGGTAGAAAATTTCACAAGGCTACAGTAGAAGAACTTATTAATCATTTTGATAATAAACGTTAAATGTTAAACAATGCTTTGATAATTCAAAAAGAATGCGGATATTTGCTGATGTATTAGAGGTCAGAGCCTAATTCGGATAAATGAAAATCACTTATATTAAATATATTAAGCAATTACCCGTATATGTGTAGCTCTGACATTTGACCATATACGGGTATTTTGTTTTCAGCCGTATTAGTCTTCTGATACGGCTTTATTATTTCGTTTCCGCCACTCGTAATAAAGTCTATTTGCATAGAGGAAGCCGAACAACATGCAACCAGTCGGGGATGCGATTAAACAACTGGGTTCGGAGATCGAATAGTAATCTAAAAGGTTTAAAGTCGTTTATCTATTCTATGAAACGACACGCTTGAAAAGGTTCAGCTTTATACTGAATGATTTAATAGCGTTCCCGAAAAGTTGATTTGTTTTTATTAAACTTATCTTCTAAGGGGACTTCACGCACGTAGGTTAGCATTGCCTGAATAACTTAATCAATAATATATATAATATGGAACAATTTGATGTAGAATGCCCATATTGCGGAAAAGGTTTAAATATTGACCATGAAGATGGCTATGGTTATGAAGAAGGTACAACACATACTCAATATTGCCATCATTGCGATAAAGAATTTGTCTATACTACCAGTATCAGCTATTATTATGAAGTAGACAAAGCTGATTGTCTTAATGGCGGAGAGCATATCTGGGAGCTAACACCTACCTTTCCTAAGTATTATGCCGATATGCGGTGTAAATGTTGTGGAGAGAGAAGGCAATTAACAGAAGAAGAAAGAAAGAAGTATAATGTTGAAAACTACATTTGACTATGAGAACAATTATGCTAATTTCCGCACATATAATAGCTACAAGTATACATCCTGATTACTTGGATGATATAAAGGTAACTTCTATCGCATTGGCTGTACTAATAGCAGTCTTTGGAGACACAATAGATATGTTTTACAAGAGCAATAAAAGAGAAAAGAAATGAATGAATTAATCAAAGTTGGCGAACATACGCATGATGGAATAACGTCTTTAGATTTAAAGAAGCAAATCAACCTCTTTAGAGGACAGGAGGGCAATAGAACCCAATTAAAACACAGTGATTTATTAAAGGTTATTCGTGATGAATTTGAGGAGGAAATAGGTATGGGAAAAATTTCCTATACCCTCTACAAACACCCTCAGAACGGGCAGGAATACCCTATGTTTGAGTTGACGTTATCACAGGCAAAGCAGGTTTTAGTTAGAGAAAGTAAATTTGTTCGTAAGGCGGTAATTTCATATATTGAGAAACTTGAAAAGACATTGATGAACAATCAACCAAATTTACCTCAGACTTATAAAGAGGCTTTAAAGGAGCTCCTTATACAGGTAGAGGAAAATGAACGGTTGCAACTTGAGAACAAAGACATGAAGCCTAAAGCCGAGTATTTCGATGAAATAGTAGATAGAGGTGGTCTTACTAATTTCAGAGGCACAGCAAAGCTGTTAGGTGTGTCGGAAAAGGCGTTTATCTTTTTTCTAATCGACAAAAAGTACATATATAGGGATCAAAAAGGGACTTTAAAACCAGTCGCCAAATATGTAGGAACTTTCTTCGAGCTAAAAGAATGGGTAAGAGGAGAAAAGACCGGAACTCAAACGTTAGTAACGGTTAAAGGAAAAGATCATTTCTTAGAACTAATAAATAGAATAAAACATTAATACCATGATTATCGGTAAAGACATCAGTTTATACAACTATGATTGTTTGGAAGTAATGCCTCTCCTACAAAGTTCAAGTATTGATTTAATTCTATGCGATCCTCCTTTTGGCACAACAGCATCTCAGTGGGACAAAATTATTCCTTTTGATGAAATGTGGAAGGAGATTAAAAGAATAAGGAAAGAAAATGCGCCTACGGCTTTATTTGGCAGCGAACCGTTTAGCAGCCTTCTTCGTTGTAGCAATTTAAGTGAATTTAAATATGATTGGGTCTGGGAGAAATCGAAAGCAAGTAACTTTCTACTCGCTAAAAAACAACCTTTGAAAGCGCATGAATTAATCAGTATTTTTGGTAAAGGTAAAATCCCTTATTATCCAATTATGGAGGAAGGAGAACCTTATGGAAATCGCACTAAAAGAGGAAGCAATTGGACGGGAGTTAACAATGTGCCAAATCCTACTTTTAGAAACGAAAACAAAGGGACAAGGTATCCACGAAGTGTAAAATATTTCAAAACAGCGGAATCAGAGGGAAAAACAATTCACGTTAATCAGAAACCCATCGCGTTGTTAATGTATCTTATACAAACATACACAAAAGAGGGAGACACAGTTCTTGATTTCGCTTCCGGAAGTATGAGTACGGCCATTGCTTGTCTTTATACAAATAGAAAATGTATTTGCATAGAAAAAGACGAAAATTGCTTCTTGCTTGGAGCAGAAAGAGTCGAAAAAGAATATCAAAATGTAACAGGATTAAGATTTTAGATATTAATTCAAAAAAAGATAGAAATGAAGAAAAGAATAAGAAATAAAATGATGAATAATCCCGGAAGGTATAAGTTACATCAGTATTTAAAGTATGCCCATCAATGGGCTATTTCACTTGTGTATAAAGGCCGTTATTATACAATTTTAGATAATGGGAAAGTAGTAAGAATTTATTAATGATTGAATAGATATGAGTAAGAAGAAACATATTTTAGATTGGTGGGAAGAAAATACTCCCCAAAACGAAAAAGAATATGATGAAGGTTGTTTAATTACTTTTGCTATAATTGGAATTGTTTTTATTGCATTAGCTGCTGGATTTTTACTTATTGAAAAATAAAATTTTAACAACAAAATGAAAGAGATTAAGTTAAAAAAGTTAATTCTCCGAAATTGGAGAGGAAGAAATCTTGTTATTTCATTTAAATCAGATGGAGTAACTAACATTATGGGACGTAACAAAAGTGGTAAAAGCTCTTTAAAAGATGCTTTTTTGTGGTTAATAACAGGGTTTGATTCAAGCAATCGCGCAAATTACAATCTTTTTGATAACAACCACAATTATACAGCAGAAGATTCTCCTGTCGCATCTGTTGAAGCGCTTATTGCCATTGATGGGAATGAATTTTATTTTAAAAAAGAAGCAAAAAAAGGATGGATAAGAAGAAGAGGAAATAAAGAATATGAATTAAAAGGATCTGATGATTACGTCTGCTATTTTGATGGAATTGAAGTGTCAGCCGGAGAATACAAGAAGAGAGTTTCCGAATTATTGTGCGAGATAGAGCCATTAAAGGTTATGTTGAATACCGAATATTTCCTTAGTTTAGAATGGAAACAACAACGCGAAATGCTTTCTTTATTAGCCGGAGACATCCAGGAGAGTGATTTCAAATCCAATTACAGCGATTTATTTCTTCTTCTGAAAAAATATTCGATTGATGAATTGAAGGCGCAAGTCAAGACAAAGATAAGTCCGATGAAGCAGCAATTGAGTTCTTTCCCTTTAACAATACAAACTCTCGAACAACATTTGCCTGACATATCTAATGTTTGCGATTTAGAAAAAGAAATAGGGGAATTGAAAAGCAAAATCGTAGAGATAGATAATGCAATATTATCAGCCTCCAAGATGGCAGAGCCTTATATTGAGATGAGGAACAAACAATTGCAAGAATTATCTAATATCAATTCGGAGATTAGAAATAAGAAAAGTGACTTTGAATATAATCAGAATGAAAAGCCAAATAAAATCAGGAGACAGATACAGGAAGCTAAAAAAGAAAACGAATATATTCAAAGACAATGGGATAAGGCGCAAGAAGAAAGAAAATGTAATGAAACTAAATTAGCTAGGCTAAAAGCAAAGGTAGAAGAGCACGATGAATATCGCAAAAAGCTATTAATTGAAAAAGACGAGTTGTTAAAAAGGGAATTTAACAGCGAAAAATGCTCTTTCTGCGGACAAGATCTTCCTGAATCAATGCTTGAAGCAAAAAGAAGAGATTTTTATGAAAAAAGAGAAAATGCAGTAAATGATATTATTAAAAAGGGAAAAGAAAACAATGAAAGGAAACAAGAAAAACTTGAAGAAATAGAACGCATAGAAGCTCTATTAGCTGAGGATATTGAAAGTCCGATGTATATTGACATAGAGGAACTGAAAAAGGAACTGCAAGAAGCGGAGCAAGAGACTTTGAAATTTGAAGAGTCTGATGAATATAAAAAACTAAAAGACAAAGCTGATGCAATTCAAAATGGGTTAACAGAAGTCCCAGAAGTAGATAATACCAATCTGCTAAATATGAAAGAATCATTGACTCTGCAAATTGAAGAGAAAAGCCGCGCAATGGGGCTTGTCGATGAAAGAGAAAGACAATTAAAAACAATTGCTTCTTTAAAAAGAGAAATGCGAGAAGTTGCCGATAGCTTGGCCGTGCAAGAGCAAATAGAGGCAAATATTAAATCCTATGAAGAAGAACGTGCTCAAATTGTTTCTAATAAAGTAAATAAATATTTTAGTAGATGCAATATTTCTATGATGCAACAGGACAAATCTGGGCAATGGATACCGAGCTGTACAATAACTGTATCTGATGGCAGTTTGGTGAGCACCTGCAATGGAGCCGAAAATATTTTAGTGGGACTTGATATTTCAAATGCTTTTGCTTCATATTATGACATTAGCTTGCCTGTATTTGTAGATGATGTAAATCTTATAAATAGCGATGTAAATATCGAAACAAATCATCAACTCATTAAATTGATAGTTAGCGAAGACGAAAACATTATTGTTCGTTAAAAGCTTGCTTATTAGAGAAAAAAGTAGTATTTTTATAAACTAAAAAACAAATAAAGTTATGCAAAATTGGTATGAAGGCGTAATACGCTATGAAAAAGTAACAGAAGAAGGCAAAGTAAAGAAAGTAAATGAATTATATTTAGTTGATGCACTTTCTGCTACAGAATGCGAAGCGCGTCTAATCGAAGAAATGACCCCGTTTATTACAGGAGAATTTGCTGTAAAATCAGTCAAAGAGTCGAATTACTCTGAATTGTTTCTAAGTGAAGAAGCTACTGCTGACCGTTATTTTAAATGCAAATTGATTTTTATCACATTGGACGAAAAAAGCGGTGCCGAAAAGAAAACATCGACTCAAGTTTTGGTACAGGCAGCTGATTTGCGAGATGCTGTAAATAAACTTGATGGAGGCATGAAAGGTACAATGGCTGATTATCAGATATGTTCTGTTGCTGAAACAGCAATTATGGACGTATATTTATACAATAACAATAATAATAATCAATAAAATGGCAAAGAAAGTAACAGACATAGATAGCGCTACCGATATTTTTTTATCATGCAGTATTTGCTTATCGGATATTCCCAAAGATGTCATCTATACATCTAAAGGTGGAAAAAAATACGTTCGGTTTTCAATAAGCAAACTAAAGGAGCTTGGTAAATTTGGAGACACCCATTATCTTAAATATTCGGCTTCACAAGAAGACAAAGCTCGCGGGCAATATGACATCTTTATTGGAGGAGGAACAGAATATCAAAGAGTAGAAGGGGCGGATGCAGAAGTAGGGTCTAATAAGAAACAAAATAAACCAAATGTTCAAACGACTGAACCAGAAGATGATTTGCCTTGGTAACATTGCACAATAATTAGAAAATTCTTATATTTGCAACCGAAAGGGATAGTTGAGGGTCATGGCTCAATGATAAGGCTAAGCTAACAGGCTTTCCCTTTCTTCTTCAATCGTTAGCGTAATTAAATTGTTAGTAACATGAACGAATTAATCAAAGTTACACAGAAAGATGGCAGGCAAGTGGTATCTGCTCGTGAATTATATAATCAATTAGGATTAGCTAATGGGCAATTTTCTCGTTGGGCTAAATCGAATATTATAGATAATCCTTTTGCTATCGAAAACGAAGATTGGGTGAGGTTCGACATTGATGTCGAGGGTAATAAAACATCTGATTATGTTTTAGTTATATCTTTTGCTAAAAAAATAGCAATGATGTCTAAAACTGATATTGGAAATAAAATTAGAGACTACTTTCTTGAATGCGAGAAAAAATCTCAAGAATATATCCCTAAAACATATTCAGAGGCTTTAATGTTAGCAGCTAAACAGGCTGAACGAATAGAACAGCAACAAAAGCAAATCGAATTAAAAGATACGATCATTTCTGAATATAAACCTAAGGCAAATTACTATGACGTAATACTATCTTCTAAAAATGCAATCAATATTTCAGTTATAGCTAAAGATTATGGTATGAGCGCCAAATTAATGAATAAGAAGCTAAATGAATTAGGTGTAATATTCAAAAGTGGCGATACGTGGTTGCCTTATGCTAAATACGCAAAAGAAGGATATACCAAGACAGAGACGATTTCTTATAACAGCGGTGAAGGGTCAACCGTTCATAGCAAGTGGACTCAAAAAGGAAGATTGTTTTTATACGATCTCCTAAAGAAAAATGGAATTTTACCTTTAATAGAAAAATAATATGGCAGAAACAAAAAATCAAATGATTTCCAAAGCTGATATTGGGAATCAAGTAATCACAAGAATAGATGACCTTTGCAAAGTAGGATTCACTATGCCAGCAGATTACAATTATGTAAATGCAATTAAAGGCGCAATGCTTTTATTGAATGACGTAAAAAACAAAGATCGAGTTCCCGCTTTATCTTGCTGCACTCCTAATAGTATATCTACAGCGTTATTCAAAATGGCGACGCTTGGACTGGATGTAACCAAGAAACAGGCATATCTAATTGTAAGAGGAGACCAACTTTGTCTTGAAGAAAGTTATTTTGGCACTTGTTTACAAGCAAGAAGAGTTTCTAAAAATTATGAACCAATCGCAAATATTATATACAAAGGAGATACTTTTAAATTTGAAGTTAATCCAGAAACAGGAAGAAAGCGTATTGTAGAGCATACTCAGACATTAGAATCAATTGATTCCGGAGAAATGATTGGAGCTTATGCTATTGTAACAAATGACAAGGGAGAAACCGACGTTGAAATTATGTCTATGTCACAAATAAAGAAAAGTTGGGCAAAAAGTTCTTCTTCTCAACAGTCGGTGCATAAAGAATTTCCTGACCAAATGGCCAAAAGAACTGTAATAAAAAGAGCTGCAAAAATGCTTATAAATTCTGCGCTTTCAGAAAACACTATTCCGGATGATGAACTCGAACCAAATAATGACCTCGATCCTACAAAACAAATTGCTCCTGATTATGCGGAATATGAAGAAGTCGAAGAAGCAACGCCAGCAGAAGCCGCACCCGCGCAAAAAGAGGAGGCCAAGAAGGAAGAATCTGTTAAACAGCCCTCTTCGGAGCCAGAGCCTTTTTAGCATGGATGATGACGAAATAGATATGTCCTACGAGGAAATGTCCCCAGATTCATACGATTGCGGAGAAATTTGGTAATGAATAAACTTAATCCCATCTTGTTTAGATAGTAATATCTATTCGGATGGGATTTTTAATAAAGCGTTAAGGGATGGATAATAAAACACCTATAATGAAAATAATTGGTAGCAACAGTTCTGGCAATAGCTATATTTTAGATTGCTTAGGCGAATATTTGCTAATAGAATTAGGCGTCAAATGGGACAATATATTAAATGGGCTAAATTATAAGACGGAAGATGTAGTTGGATGCTTAGTCAGCCATCGGCATTCAGATCATTCGAAATCAATATCGAAAGCTTTATATCGGCAACTTTCCGTATATTCTTGTACGGACGTATCAGAAAGATTTAATGGAGTATTTCCGTTAAAATCTAAAAAGAAGTATAAAATAGGGAATTTCGAGGTTCAATGTATACCAGTCCTACACGGTGATTGTCCATGTTATAGCTTTATTATCGACAATCCAGATATGGGGAGAATGCTATTTATAACTGATGCTTCAGATTTTCCCTATAAAGTAAAAGGCGTAAATCATTTGTTTATTGAAGCCAATTATATGGAGGACATAATCTTGGATAATGCCTGTAACAACAAATGGAACTCGTCAGCGAGCAATACCCACATGGGAATAGAAAAGAGCGCAGAAGTGATTAAAAGACATTATTCTGAAAACCTGCATACCGTTTGCTTGATTCATTTAAGTGATGGAAATAGTGATGCCAACAAATTCAAGGACATTGTTTTCGAAGAAGTCGGAATTAGACCTTTTATAGCAGAAAGCGGATTGGAGATAGAACTTAAAAAAGAAGAATTTTAAAGAAAAAAAGAATGTATAAATTTAGAGATTATCTAAGAAGTGTTTGGGAGTGGACGCAGGAAAATGAAAATAAAAGTCCTGTCTTTTATTATTTCCCATTGACATCAAGAGACTTAGCAAGACATAAAGATGTTATTGAACAAGGATTTGAAAATAATATTTGTGCAATTAAACTTCTTTGGAAAATTGTAGAACTTAAAAAGCAAGAAAATGAGTAAAATATACTGTGGATGTGACAATGGAGTGACTGGAACTATCGGTATCTTAGGTGAAGAAATAGAAATGTTTTGTAAAACACCTATTAAAAAAGAACAAGATTACACGAAGAAAAAGAAAATTGTTTCAAGATTAGATGTTGTAAAATTTATTTCCCTATTTAATGGGATTAATAAAAATGACTTAGTATTCATTTTAGAACGCCCGATGATAAATGGAACTCGCTTTAATGCCTCAATGTCAGCCATTAGATGCCATGAAGCAATGCTGAATTGTATTGAAGTGATGGGATGCAAATTGATCTATGTGGACTCTAAAGAATGGCAAAAAGAATTACTGCCAAAAGGATGTGCAGGAGATGAATTGAAAAAAGCTTCTCTTGATATAGGCAATAGATTATATCCTAAGTTCTGCGAGATAAAGCATCCTGATCGCGATGGATTACTAATAGCTGAATATGCACGAAGAAAAAATTTATAGAATATGGATATAATATTATTGATTTATATTATAGGAGTAGTTATAGCTATAGTTGTTAATTTAGCCGTGTTTAATTTTTATAAACCTGAATGTTTGACAATAGGAGGTCTTATAATCGTTATACTTTCTTGTATTGCTTCATGGTTTTTTATTTTGATTGCTATAATAACGTATTGGAGAGAAATATTTAATTATGAAATATGGAGAAGAAAGAGATAGTTTATGGTTTGTTAACGAAAAACATTTCGTTATCTATTTATTAACTGCTAACTTTGCAGAAACAAAAGACGAAGGATCATGCTAATAGAAACAAAAGACTGGGTTAGCGTAACCGAATACGCAAAAAGAAACAACCTATCAACCGTATGGGTGTATAAGTTGATTAAAAGAGGAGATTTAAAAACGATGGAATTTACGGATAAAACGCTAATTTTCATTGGAGATAAAAAACAAAGTGTTAATTTATAAAATAAAATCATCATGTGGTTAAGAATTGGAGATAAGGATTTTCCTAAAAGTAGTATCAAAGAAATATACAGAATGGGTAAAACTATTCAGAGTGGAAAATGGTGCATCGGATACAGAGTTTACAATCAGTGGCGTTATGTTCACTATGACACCGAAGAGGATTATAATAAAGTGATTGAGAATTTAACTAAAATATTGGAAATCGCGGAGGTGTAAAACAGAATACCATGACTGATAAACTACAAACCCTTATTGAAAAATACAATAATAATTGCTATTTTATTTAAAAGATTTAAGTATCTTTTTATTATCAAACGTGAGTAATATTAAATAAGTGAGTATGAGTAAAAGAAAAACAACTGAACAATTTATTGAAAAGGCAAGAGCTATTCATGGTGATAAGTATGATTATTCTAAAGTAGAATATGTAAATAGCAGGACTAAAGTGTGTATTATTTGCCCTATTCATGGAGAATTCTTTCAAGAGGCTAATGGCCATATTCAAGGTAAAAAATGTTATTTATGCGAACAGTTAAGAAAAAGAACTAAATTATGTGGTATAGGTGTAAATGATTTAGATCATCCATTGAGCAAAAAAGAAATGAAATCATATTACGTATGGGCATCAATGATTAGAAGATGTTATGATGAAAAAGAATTAAAAAAAAGACCGTCTTATACGGGGTGCTCCGTTTGTAATGAATGGAAATACTTTTCCAGCTTTAAGAGATGGTTTGATGAAAATTATGTCGATGGTTATCAATTAGATAAAGATATTATTGTAAGTAAAAATAAGCTGTATAGTCCAAATACTTGCTGTTTTGTTCCGTTGGAAATAAATAATGTGATCAAGAGGGTTGGTTTTAGACGAGACAAATACATTGGAACAACTAAAAATTATAATAAATATGGAGCATCTATATCTAAATATGGGAAGAACACAAGTTTAGGATATTACGACAATATAGAAGATGCTTATTTGGTTTATAAAAAAGCAAAGGAAGATTATTTGAAAGAATTAGCAAATAAGTATAAAGATAAAATTAATGCTATTACATATGATTCTTTAATTAATTATAGAGTTGATGATTTATATAATTTGGATCAAAGCTGCGAAAGAGCGCATCCAGAGGAATTTAAAGAGCCAGAAAGGATTCCTATGACAAATGACCAAATATTGCTTGTCGCTACATATATTGTTATTTATGTCAACGAATTAGCCAATGTATGTGTCATGGACATTAAGCCATCTATTACCAATAAAGACAAGGAGACTCAAAAGATTTATTTTGCAGCGCTTAAACGAGTTAAGGAGTATCAAAGTCGGATGGCTAAGATCGCAGGTGATAATGCGATAGGTATCTATGCTTCTTACTGTGATGCTCTCGATCAAGAAGTATTACCTGTTATCGAGAAGTATCGAATGTCCATTGAGAAATATCTTTGTGAGATAGAAGGAGTTGAAAATCCCTACTTCCTATCAATGGTTGAATTAGCGCGAAGCATAACAAATTATTCGGTTATTGCAATCTCAAAAAGAATAGCCGAATGTTTGAAATTTGATGAAAATGCAGTAGCTTTGCGAGGATATAAACAGTCCGAACTATTGAAGATATTGGAAGATTTATGCAAATGGTGCTTTAGAAAAGCTTCTGATATAAATTACAATGAGAGTGAAGAGTGCGTAAATGCTTATAGAGAATTTGACGCGATACTCACAAATCCAGATATTATTTCAACATGTATAATTAACGCTAACGAATTAGAAAACAAATGAAAGTAAAAATTAAGAAAACGCACCCAAGTGCTAAAATCCCGTTTAAACATTATGAAGACGACCATTGTTATGATTGTATAGCAACATCATGCGAAGAAATAGCTCCCAATGTCTATAAATATGGGCTTGGTATTGCAGTACAAATAGATTCTGAATATATAAGAGTGATGCGAAAAGGAGGTTATGTTTTATCATTCGATTTACGAGCAAGGAGTAGTATTCATAAGACGGGTATGATTTTAAGCAATGGGACAGGAACTATTGATGAAGGTTATACAAATGAAATTTCCGCAGTTTTTTATCATGTTGTACCAAGTCTTCCTCGATATAAAGAGGGTGATAAAATTTGTCAAATTAAGATAGGAATGACACCAAAAATAGATTTCATCGAAATGAATGAACTGGAAGAGAGGGAGAGAGGTTTGAATGGATACGGAAGTACGGATAAGGGGATTAACCAATAATAGTACAGAATGAGCAATACAGGATATAAATATATTCATTTTAATAGAAGCAGCAAGAAGTTCCAAGTAAAAATATGGGTTGGGGATAGAAACATATATTTTAAGGAATGGAAAACTTTAGAAGAAGCTATTAAAGTGAGAGAAGAGAAGATGAAAGAATTAGGGTTAACTTTGTATTTGGATAAATAAGATGAAGATAGAAATAGATATTCCCGATTATTTTATTTCGGATGAAAATAGTTATATCTCTATTAGTGGTGATAATTTTGAATATTGTAGATTTGATAAATTTTATCGTGGATTACAATGCAACCATAAAAAAGATTCTAAGGAATACTATGTCCTTCAATCAGAATTAGATATTATATCTGATGCAGTCATTAATTTAATAACAAAAAAACTCTTATGAAGTATTTTACAATTGAAGAGCTAACACGCTCAGCCACAGCAACGACAAGGGGGATTGATAACACTCCTACGCCAGAGATTAAAGCGAACCTTGAACGATTAGTAGATAAAGTATTAGATGGATTGCGTGAAATTTACGGTAAGCCTATCACCGTCAATTCTGGCTATCGGTGTCCAGAGTTAAACAAAGCTGTTGGAGGTTCTAAGACATCGGATCATATGAATGGTTTCTCAGTGGATATAACAGCTTCCTGCAAAAAAGAAAATGCGATTCTATTTCAAATAATAAAAGATAATTTTGACTTTGATCAATTAATTTGGGAAAAAGGGAATAGTGAATATCCAGATTGGGTGCATGTATCTTACAATCCCAATAGACTAAGAAAGCAAGTGTTAAAAATGTAAAAACATTTCGCGTTTAGTTTTTAACTACTATATTTGCAACGTCAACCACCACTGACACAAAAACAGAAACAGTTTTAGCTATATATCAATCGGGATTTAGATGCGTGGTGGCTCTATTTCCCGATTTTTTTTAATATAAAAAACAACATGAAAGAATTAGTTTTTAAAGGAGAGTCAAACGAGGTTTTAACAAACAGTTTGTTGGTAGCAGGAAAGTTTGGGAAAGAACATAGTGATGTGTTGAAAGCTATTGATGCCTTAGTTAGCAAAATGCCTAAAAATCAATGCGAAGGATATTTTGCCGATACATCAATAGAAGTAAAACAGCCTAATGGTGGTGTCCGTCATTCTCGCATTGTTGTAATGAATCGTGACGGTTTCACTTTGCTTGTAATGGGATTTACAGGTGAGAAGGCATTACAATTCAAAATAGAGTATATTAATGCCTTTAATAAAATGGAAGAAGCGATAAAGGATGCAGCCTTTAACGTTCCTAAATCATTCCGTGAAGCTTTGTTACTTGCAGCCGAACAACAGGCTCAGATTGAACAACAACAGATGCGTATTGAAGAGATGAAACCAAATCCACCTTTTCTTTCGCCTTCCATTATTTCAATCATTCCCATAATTTTTAATTTTTAGTTTGTTTACTACTAGAATTACTGTTATTGCTTCCTAATTTATAGAGCAAGTCTTTGATTTCCCCTAAATCTCCCTTCATTGTCTTTATTTGATTTTCAAGAGAACCTATCTTTTCTTCCTGCTCTTTTTCCTTAGCAAATTGAGGATTCAGTTGTTTTAAAATGTCATCACAGCTTTCAATCACAGAATTATGATAGTCAACGCTAGACACAATCTGTCTGCTGTTTTGCAGCATCGTTTCAACTTCTGTAACAATAGCATCTTTCCTATCCGATACAATGGCATTTGTATAATTAAATACTTCTCCATTTGCCGGAAGCTTCTGAAAATCTATAATTTCCTCACCACATTTTACCTTAATGTCCATTACCATTTCTTGTTGTTGGTTAAAAGGAACAGATGGATTATAAGTTGGGTATTTAGGAACAGGAGCAGTAAAAGATTCTACTTGTCCAATTTTTAACGTGGGCTTTTCTCCCTTAGAAAGGATATAAAACAAACCACCTTGTCTTGCATTTGAAAACATAACAATATTTTTTTTAGTTATTTATTTGCTTTTAAATTCTCAGATGCTACCTCTGCTGCTGGTGCTGCCGCAGGTATATGGTTGACAACTTGGAATATTCCATCACATTTATTGAAATATATCAGCAAGTAATTGCCATTTACAACTTCATTAGAAGTCATCGGAGCACCAACACCATTTACAAGAGGTGTTCCAGTAGAACCCGCAGGCGGATTTGCAGATGTCTGTAACGACACAGTAAATGCAGCAGAGCCAGCACCACTTGACGGTATTTGCGAGATACGAAGCAACATCAAACCTTCATTACATAATTGTTTGAAAACCCACGGACATATAGAATAAGTTACTATATTGCCTGTGGTAGTTACTGATATTGTCCTAACCTTTGGTATTCCATTTCTGTTTATTCTACAAACAGGGAATTTGCGGGATAGCATCCCGTTTGTCCATTGGCTATAAGGTAGAAAATAAGGATTAAACATATTGTATAATTTAAAAATTAATACTACATTTGCATTGGGATAGGCAAGAGTAATTAACTTGCTGATAAGAGGTAAGCTGAACACCTTTTCCCTTTCCTTCTTGTTCAGCATAACTAAATAAGTTCAGTAATGACTAATCAAGAATTTGTCGAAAGTATTTCACTTAAAGGTGAAATTTGGAAAGATGTTGTCGGATATGAAGGTATATATCTAATATCAAACATGGGACGCGTTTTTAGCGCAAAATCACGGAAAATATTATCTCCAACTAAAAACAATAAAGGATATTTATTTGTAAAGCTTGGTAGAAAAAACAAGCAATATATACATCGTTTAGTTTATGGAACTTTTATCGGATATTCATCTGATAAAATGATAACAAACCATAAAAACTCCAAGAAAGATGATAACCGACTTGAAAATTTAGAATCATGCGATTATAGTTACAATTCCGCATACGCTTATAGTAATGGCGAACGGGAACTAAAACCCGTAACCCAATTTTCACTTGATGGGGAATATATACACACTTATAAAAACGCACTTGAAGCATATAATAAAACAAACATATCAAAAAGTTGTATATGTAGTTGCTGCAAAGGGAAAATTCCTTCTGCTGGTGGTTATTTATGGGCTTATAAAGGTCAAATTCCAAAAGAATATAAACCTTATAGTTCTAACCAAGTTAAAGTGTTACAATACAATCTTGATGGCACATTTGTAAGAACATGGGACTCTTTAACAGAAGCCGAAGTAATTACTCATAAAGCCAATATTTGTAAGTGTTGTAGAGGCTTATATAAAAGTGCGGGTGGATATATTTGGAGATATACCTCTTTCGATTACGAAACTCTTATCAATAAGTCAAAGAACGATTTGCTATCCCAATAGCTTTATTTAGCAACCACAACCGTTGTTGCAACCGCAGTTCCCATTACCATATCCATAAGGATAACCGTCATTAAAACCACCCTGGCAACCGAATGGGTTACAAGTAATGTAAGCCGGGATTGGGCATGGACGCAAGGTATTAACAAGGTTTTGCGTCTGCTGTTGTGTCAATGCGGACATCTGATAACCATTACGTTCGTCACGCAACTGTTGGATTTCACGCTGCATTTCTCTCTTCTCCAATTCGCAGAATTTTTCAGCCAAAATTTGAGTCTGTGCGTCAATTTTTGCCCCAATAATATTGAACTGAGCAGCACTAGCAGACTTCAATTCATCTGTCTGATTAATTGTTGCGATACGGTTTTCAAATCCCTGCTGTTGAATTGCGGTTTTAATATCGCAGCAACATTGTGCCATTTGGGCGGCAATATTCATATTACCAGACTGTATAGCATTAATAACTTGCAATGAAGACTGACCAACTTGACAGCCAACTTCTGAAACCTTAGAACTTACGCCATTAATTGCCTGTTGAATTTGTCCTACAGAACAATTCAAGTTAGTAGCCAAGTTGTTAATTGCTTGTCCATTTCCATTGATTGCTTGCATCAAAAGCTCACGACCAGTATCATTGTTAATCAATCCTGCAAGACCTGCGTTAGCCGGAACGCCACCATCGTTACCCCAACCATTACGACCGAAAAGAGGGAAAAGGAAGAACAAGAAGATAATCCATAAGAACCATGAGCCATCTCCGCCAAACCCGTTTCCATTTCCTTTGCTATTCAAAGCCATTAACAAGTTAGGATCAATACCTTTCTGCTGCAAAAGTGGAGCAAGCATAGCCATCATTCCACTTCCGCTTCCACTCCCTGCATCAGGAGTATAAACAACTGTTTTTGATTCCATAAAAAATACATTTAATATAGTCCGACATTGAACTATGTTCTGAATAAACTAAAAATAATGGAATCAAACTACACTGTATTTTTATATTTTTCGAGCGTTGTGTTTCAGCGTGTTATGATATATTATAGAATATATTTGGAGGGTAGTGATAAAACCATTACATTTGTGCCATATATTTATCACTATGACGCTAACAGCAGAACAACAACATAAAGTCGACCAGATAGCCAACGAAGTCTATAAATACTTCGGAGTCGTAGAGCAAGATATAATTAATCATAATATGAAAGAGAAACCATCTACTGCCAGGTATTTTCTTTATTATATATTGCATTATAGCTTAGGCTTATCTTCGTCAACAATTGCTAATATGTATTTTAGAGCACCACGATGTGTTAAACGCGGTGTTGCTAAAATAAAATTGGGAGTCGTAAGACACAAGTATTACAATGCTATTTATATTGCTTTGATGGAAAGAATACAGCCTTTGATCCCCGAAGATATTGATAGATTTCTAAATAAATCATAAAATGTTTTGTTGTTAAAAAACAAATAAGTATCTTTGCGATGTAACAAGAGTGGAAATCTTAGATACATGTGAAGAAATTAATTACCAAGCGTGGCTTTTATATAAAGCCTGTAAGCAAAGATTTCCACTCAAAGCTTACAGGCTTTCTTGTGTAAAAAAAACAAGATGACTGCACTAATCAGCCTTTAAATGGATGTTCATTATCTCCGTACATCGTGCATCACCCTCCAAGGTGAAAAAAGGGATAACACTACAATCAGATGTTTTTTCATGTTGGGAAAGTGAAGGGCAACGTTGAACCTTGCGACCCTTCGACCTCACGCTAAAAACAAAAAAACTAACATGAAAAAGCAAACGGAAAAAAGTAGATATAAGCAGAGGTGTTTATATGCGAGGGATACGGAAGTGCTGATTGTGGATGTAGGTTTTTGGAGTAAACCGAAAATATTCTTCTTACTGCTAACTGCTATATATATAATGTATAGTGTAGGTGTGAGGGATATAAAAGGGGTACTGTATTTTAATTCTAAATTAACAACTTATGAACGATTTGAAATTAAACAAAGAAGTCATGACTTCAAGAGAGATTGCGGAAGTAACTGGTAAAGAACACAAAAATGTGTTAGCGGCAATTAGATCAATGGAAGAAGCATGGGTCAAGGTTACTGGGCTAAGTTTTAAGCTCAGTGAATATACGGATTCCACAGGACGCAAACTCCCTATGTATGAGCTAACAAAAGTAGAGTGCTTGTACATTGCAACAAAGTTCAATGATGAAGCAAGAGCGAAACTGGTTTTAAGGTGGGAAGCTTTAGAAACAGGGAAAGCCAAGCCAGCAAAAGAAGAGTTAACGATTGCAGATAAGCTGAAAGTTGCTACATGGGCAGCGGAATTCTTGAACTTAAACGATAATTCAAAGCTAATTATGGCAAAGAGCATCCTTGACCCATTAGGATTGCCTGTACCAGATTATACACCATCGCACGGAGTCTTAAAATCTGCAACGGAATTGCTTAAAGCTAATGGCAGTGACTTGTCCGCCAAAGCTTTTAATATTCTTGCTATAAACGAAGGATATTTGGAAGAAAAGACAAGAAGAACCACGAAGGGTGAATCTAAAAAATTCAAGTCTATTACAGAAAAAGGTAGACTTTATGGCGAGAATCAGGTCAGCCCTAATAACCCGAAAGAAACTCAGCCTTTGTGGTATGAAGATAAATTTGAAGAACTTCTTAATCACATTAACTAAAACATATAAAAATGAAAAAGAACATTCTATTTTTAGCATTAGCATTAATGCTTGCATTTTCTTCTTGTTCTAAAGGAGAAGATAGTCATAACGATTTCCTTCTTGAAAACACAACATGGTTGTGCATTGAGGATCAAATCACCATGCAATTTACTTCTGCAAAAGATGTAAAAGTCGAATCAGATTTATGGGCTGACCGCTATGGGACTTATATTCAAAACGAAAAGTCTATTAAATTCTTTGATCTATGGGCATTAATATCAATCACTCCTTACGACTTCAAGTCGGCTACCTTGTCAGACTATGGAACGAACATGAAGGTGAAATGCGTAGATAAAAACAACGGAGAAGAAAAAGAGTTAACTTTTGTGAAAGAAGTAGCTAAGTAACATCCCTTTTACTATCTTTGTAAACAGGAAATAGCAGCAACTTAAAATTCTTAACTCATATCATTTATTTTTAGTGTTTTTCATATAATATAGATTTAAAGGGTTATCCCCAAGAGTATGTGAATATTCTTGGGGATGTTTTTTATAATACAGTCTTTATGCTATATCCTCCAACTGAATTGTTACCTCCGGCTGTAATAACACTTTCCAATTTGCTATTTATATCTCTTAATACCCTTGTTTGTGCGACTAATTCTCCTAATAATGGATTAGCCTCAACATCAAAGCTACCGATAGCAGAAAGCGTTTTTAATTGTACGTTTGAATCAGCTACGAAGAATCGCATGGAGTTTAAAAGTGCTTCAAGAGCTTGCGCTGTTTCTTCTGTAATACCTTTTATACCTGCATTCAAACCAGATAGCTCTTGATTGTTTCCTCCTGGCAAAACACCTAAGTTTTCTACGATGGATTTATACAATGCGTCTAAAGCTCCTTTGGTATCCGTATTAAATTTATCCATGATTCCAGAAAGTTCATCCTTAGTTAAGATGCTATCTTTAACTGCTTCGTCAATCATTTCCAATAGGGGTTTTAATATGGTCTCAGTTCCTCTAAACAACAATTGCTTTTTGACAACATTATCCATAAAGTCTTGGAATGTAGTTTCCAACCCTTTCATTCCATCCCCTGTTTCTTTGAAGGCTTCATACCAAGCATTAGCAAATTCTTGTGCGGCAGATTTAAAGTTTTCTTCCGTTCCGAATCCTCCCATTTCTGCTAAAGCTTCTTCTTTTAATTGCAGTTGCAAATCGTGCAACTTTTCAATTTCTCCTTGCCATTCCTTTATTCGCTTCTTGTCTGTTTTCTTTTTCGCTTCTTCGGCAGCTATCATCTGTTCGTATGACTTTATTTGGGCTTTTACGTTTTCTTGGGCAAGTTTATTTGATTCTTGAAAAGTATCTACGGAGTAAGCTGCGTCTATTGATTTTTCAAGCTTTTTATATGCCTTATCCAGATTCTCAATCTTTTTTATTTCCCTCTGTATTTGACGCTCCTTCTTTTTGTCGCCAATATTAAAGAAAGCTCCGATTGTTTTTGCCAAACCAGTAATACCTTGCAGATAACCGCCAATATCAGCAGGATTTGCCATGACTCTCGCAACACCCGATGCTGTATCTCCGACACCCGATAATATTTCTTGGAGAGAACCGATTGAGTCAGCCGCCTTAGAACCCATTGTTCCAAATACATTTTCTAAGGAAGTTGCGACATCCGAAACAGTGCTACTTAAATCAGAAGCATATTGCCCTATCAGCTTTAGTGCTTCAGCTAATTTATCTTTTAAAGTTTCTGCATATTTTATCTGATCCAACAATGATCTTACAACTTTCTCCTGTGCCTTAACATTGTCATTTGATACATTCAGCACCTGTTGCGCAATATTTAGATTTTGTTTGGCTAAATTAGCTTCTTTAGAATTGAGACCATATTTTTTTACCGCAACATCATATTGCTTTTGAGCAGAAAGAACATTATTTTCTGCTAATGTTTGCTGTTGTTTATATTGCTCTAATGTTTTGGATTCATCTGTATATTCAGCCTCCAAATTCTTTTTTTCTTTTAAGTAGCCGATATACTCTTTTATATTAGGCAATAGATCCTTAAACGGATTTCGCTTCTCTATTTGTTCGTCAATCTTTTGCATTTGAGAAGTTATCTCCTTTAATTCGGTTGGAGACAAATCTTTTAAAGACTCTTTCAACGAAATCAATTTAGCTTTCATCTGCTCTAATACGGAAGAAGATACTCTATCAAGATCTTCAAACATCGTAATATAAAGATCGCTTTCTTTGAATTCGGCAAAAGATTGCTTATCTAATTTCTGCCTTGTTTCTTTCTGTATGTTCTTTTTAATCTGTTCCTTCTGAGGTTTTGTAAATTCAGAAGGGATTTCCGCTATCTTCTTCTGCGCTTCAAGCTCAATCTTGATACGCTCCGACATAGATTTTTTCAGATATTGAGAATAATCCTTTAATCGTTCTTGCAAGGATGCTTTTTCTGCGGCAGTTATTTTATCCGATGCTTCGTTGTATGCTTTTAATTGCTCCTCGCTCAATGCCTTTATATCAGGATAGAGAGATTTCAGTTTTGCCTTAATATCATCAAGCGTAAATGTATCAATTCCAAATAACTGGCTAATTAAATCTTTATCAAGACCTAACTTGCCTAATTCCACAGTTAATTCATAACCAGTAAAAAGCCCCTCTATTTCTTTTCTTGTCCTTTCTACATCTTTAGCTCTCACTTCTATTTCTACATCACCTTTTAAGTCAGCAATTGCTTTTTCAAGTGTCAAGCGCATTTTGGGAGAAACAGAAGACATAAGCGATTCTAACCCTGCTATAATTCCGCTTGGATCAAAATTCATCGTTGTAATCAAATTCCCTAATCCAGCTTCTTTAAAAGAATCCGTATAGTCTTTGCGAGTTTTCTCTAAAGCTTCGGCTTTACTATAATATTTTAGATTTTTCTGGTATTCCTGCCCAACTTTTTTTAAAAGGTCTATTTGCTGCTGCAACACTTTGTTTCTTTCATTTTCTCCTTTATTTGATTTGGGCATTTCTCCAAATGCTGTCAATATCTGAGTAAGCTGCTTAACTCTCTCTTTATTGTATTTAAGAGCTTCTTCATTAGTCATCGAAGCATTTAATTGCTCTGTCGCTACATTTAGTTTTTCTACATTAGATTGTGAGTCTTTCAGTTCAGCTTTTAGTTTATCAAAATAATCTTTAGTTCCTTGATCGGGCTTTATAATATCAAGTTCAAGCTTATGATCTTCTACGTATTTTTTTAACCGAGCTTGCATCCCTTGATATTGATTTATAATAGGTTTAGATGCTATTTCTACTCCAAACTTCACTGTAAACTCCTGAGATACGAACTTTTTTGTTTCCTCGTCAGCTATATTTAAAGAATTAATATAATCCCTAAGAGTTTCTTGTGCCGCTTTTCTCCCCTCTTCTGTAGCAATATTATAAGTCTTCTTAAAATCCGTAGCAAGTTTCTTTATATCTTCTGACATTTCAGTTCTTGTTTTAGTTAACTTGCTTAAAGCTTTGTCGTAATCATTGAAATCAGAAGAATAAGGACGCATTAATTCTCTCAATCCTCCACCACCAGTAGCAGCAGTTTTTCTACCGAGGACATCTAATGCTTTTAATTTCTCAACGGCCGTTCCTGCACTATTTTGTATTGCAACAATCTGCTGTCGGACATCAGGATCTAAATTTTTAGCTGTTTGAAGAAAAACATTGAGTTTTCCATTTGCATCAAGCCAAATATTACCCATACTATTAGCTTGTTTATTATATTCGGCTTGAAGTTCCGATAACTCTGCTGCCCTTTCAATCATTCCTGTACTAAACCAAGATTCTTGCCTCTTTGCTAACCAATTTAAATAATTAGTTTGTTCTAACTTCTTATTAAACTCCTCTTGTGCTTTAGTCAAATCTACAGTACCATCTTTCTGTGTAATAATGCTATTATATACTGTAGGATGATTAATTCTCAATTCTTCTAACAAGGCATTTCGTTTTGCCGAAGATTCGTTGTTTTCTTTTTGAGCATCTGTGTATTCTTTAGTCCCTTCTTTAAACTGCTGCATTGCAGAAGCAGATTCTTTTATTTTCGCATTATATTCCTTAATTTTAGATGAGATAGAATCTATTTCATTCTTTTGTCTTGCTAAAGAATTTGTTAATATGTCATATTTAGCTTTTGCTTCTTCAACCTTACTGTTGTATTCTGTAGCTGCATATATTGCCGTAGCAATACCAGTTGCTATAAGTAAATAAGGATTGCCTTTTGCAAAAGATAATAAGTTTTTAAGTCCTGTAACCGTTCCTCCAATAGCCTTGTTAACTCTTCCGGAATTGGCGATTATTTCTCCTTGTGATGCCGCGAAAGCCTTATTTGCGATGGTAGCTAAAACTATTTTTCCAGTATATAAAACGAACCCAGTTGCTACGGATTTCAATAAAACCGCAAAAACTTCCCAACTCTCTACAATGCCTCGAACAATCGCAACCAAATCTTTTAGAACACCGTCATTAGCTTTCCCAATCTCGTTAAACATAACATCAAAGCTATCTTGGAGGTTAGAGATTTGACCTTGCAAAGTTTCAGCTTGTATTTCTTGCATATTATAGAAGATTCCTCCGGCAGAAGTTATCCTCTTAAATACTTCTTCGACATCCTCAAAGGCAACCATTCTATTAGATACCATATCGAAGACTTCTCCAACAGATACCATTCGTCCTTCTAATTCAGTGAAATATGTTGCCAATTCACCTAATATATTAATACCAGCTTCGCTAAACTGTCTTAATTCCGTTCCTCGTAGATAATTAGCTGCCTTAACCTGACCAAAGGCTAAAATCAAGCGATCCATTTCAACGCCCAAGCCGCTTGATATATCAGCAAGCATTTTTGTTGTATCGTACAGTTTTTCTGTTTCAATACGATATGCGGCCAATTGCTTTGTATATGTAACCAATTCTTTAACTCTATAAGGAGACCTAACAGCTAATTCGACAACTCGATTAAATAATTGGTCAGCTTGATCTTTGTTTTGAAGAATAGCTTGCAGTGCGCGATTCTGTAATTCAAACTCCCCTCGAACCTGCACTAATTTGCCAATATATCCCTCAATAGCAGCTACACTGAAAAGAAGCCCTAATTTACGTTCCAATTGTGCAGAAGTATCGAGTATACGACCTTGATTTTTCTTCAAATTATTCATGCTGTTTGCTGTAGCATCATTAATCGCATTTAGCCTTTGGGTTTCAGCAGTTATTTTCTGTAATTGAACCGTATAATTCTTTCCTGTAGCATTTAACTGTTCTTGGGCACTTCTTAATTTTGCTAATTTATTAATACGTTGGGTAATAGTTCCCTCAGATGCAGCCATAGCTCTATTGTAAGCTTGCATGGCCTGTGCAGCTTGCTGATCTGATTTTCTATTTTGTTCTCTATTGAGTTTTTCTTGTGCTTTAGCCAATTTCTCTGCTTCTGCCGCAGCCTTTTCTTCGGCTTGCGCCATTTTATAAGCTTTCTCAAAAGCAGCGTCCATCATCTTCTGTTGATGTTGTAAAGCCGAACTTCCTGTTTTGAATGAAGAATTTAATTGGTCTAATGCAATGGAAGTATTGCCAATTGTTTTTTTATAATTTTCCCAAGAAGCGGCTGTAGCAAGAATACTCCTTTTTTCTTGCTCTAAAACTGCTAATTCGGCTTGAATTTGCGGAGTAAGTGATTTCCCTGCTGAGGCTTCTTTCATTGTAGAACCACTAATAAATCCTCCTCCTTTATTCTTCAAATTGGCAATTTGAGAATCTAATTTAGATACTGCCGAAGTTGAATCATTTAATAAATTCTTAAGCGATTCTATTTTTTTATTGATAACATCTACGGGAGATTGGGACACTCTATTTAGTTGCTCTGCCACGTTAGCCACGCTCTTAGCTACTTTTTCTGTACCAGATGTATCAAGTTTAGGCATCAAATCTTTAATGCCTTTATTCGCTGTTTTTAATTGTTGCAATAATGGGTTAAGACCATCGGCCATTTCTTGAAAAGCCGACTTCATTAGCTTTTTAGTGTTCTCACTCGTTTTAGCTAATGTCTCTATTTTCTTATCTGTTTGATCCAGTTGCTTTAATACATTTTCTGGTATCTCTAAAATATATCCTTCTGCCATCGTTTTTATTCTTTAAATAATGGGAATCCTAAATCACTTAATAAATCTTCTGCGGAATTGATTACAGTTACATTGTCCTCGCTTTTATTTTCAGGTAAATAAACAACTTGCGTTGAATCATGGGACGCTAAAGCTATTTGAGCCATACTCATTTTCCACATGTATTCGTCTATGGTCACAGAAGGATAAGCTTTAAGAAAGTCAAACATCTGTCCATAGCTTGTCCTGGCTACTATTATTTTTGTTCGTTCATCCTTGTCTTCCTCTGTAGAGCCATCTCCTTGAATATCTGAGTCGAGTTGATAATGTAAAAAAAAACATCCACATTTATCAAATTCAGTATTTCAAATAATAACTGTCCCCATTCCTTTTCATCACATTCCCAAAAAAGGGTTTCGTATACTTTTTTATATGTTACTTCATCTTCAATATCTTCTTTCTTGTTAAGAATAGCCAATGTAATAATCCTACAAACAGAAGGTAAATTAGACGCTAATCCTTTTAACACATCACTATACGATGCTTTTTCTGCTTTACTTATTTTAACTGCTTCTTCTGCAATCATCCACATTACGGCAGGCTTCAAAGACTTTATAGCGAACTCTGTTTTTGACAACTTAACTAAAGTTGGGCTATCTGTCATGATTTGTGCTAAACGCTCCATTGCTTCATCAGAAACAGGTTCGTTGATTGATTTTCTTTTTATATTTTCTTTCATGTTATTACTTATGAAATAGGGGGAAGGAGTTTAATTCTCCCACCCCCCTATATAGTTAGATGATATTACTTTTTCTCGCTCTTGTTTTAGGAGACAATAAAATAGCGTCTTCTCCGTTCAGGATATTTAGGGAATTAGCCGGAGTTACCGATTCCCTCGTTACCCCACCACAGTTGTAGGAATAGTATAATCGTAGTCGATCACAAATGGAGTCATAACTTTGCCAGAATCGTTGGTCATCTCCAACAAAGATCCTGTACCAGCTAATGCAATTCGTCCAATAGAGGTACTTAAAGAGTCAATTGTTACAGTTGGGCTCATCTGAACTTTAGGCAGAATACATGCAATGTATTTCCCATCTGTACCCTGAAATACCAAAGCAAATTCAGCATATTTAGTAACATATCCACTTGGGGCGTATACCTTTTTATTATCTGTACTTACTGTAAATCCTAAAAGATCTTTCAATAAGTCGGGCTGCAAATCGGCAATCTCTGTAGCTACAGAATACTGTCCAGCTTGGATATTATTAATAATTGGTGCAGAAGACAATTCATTCTCTACTGGGTTCTCGGTGTTTTCCTCTTGTGTAATAGAGGTTGAGTCTCGGATAATTTCCTCACATTGATATACATTTGTTCCTTTTGTCGTTTCGTCTGTAAAAGGAGTAATAAAAATGTATTTCGGGTTAAAAACCTTCTTCGATTTTGCGGATGTTTTTACAACTGTTGTTGCCATAATTTTTATTATTTAAGCGGTTAAAATTTGAATTTCTACAATATTGTAATGTAATTTAGCATTGGAATTATAGCCTGAACGCGTACCTCTCCTGATTAATTGATAAGCAGGATTTTCATTTGAAAAAAGTATTTCGTTCAAGACAGTTTCCATTTTAGAGAGTATTGGAACGTTTTTTGCGCCAGAGGGCATTGGCTTGGCATATAGCCAAATTGCTATTGTGCCAAAACCATAAGCCGACAAGTCGCGTATCAAATAAGAACAATCAACCAAAAGTAAATCTTTCCACGAGTCTTTTATAACTGGCGGCAATGTATCAAAGAAAACATTTTCTGAAACCTTATTCCCCAACAAGGAATCAAGGTAAGCTTCTATATTTGATATGTTTAACTTATTTTTATCCATTTCCTATTGTCTTTACTTTTGAACCTTTTATCTTCGACGACAATAATGAAATATCATCTCCAATCATAAAGATCACTTTATATTTCCTTTTTAAAGGAGATTCTCCTGCTTCTAATATTCCCCCATAGAACAAAGCAACAGCAACTACTAATTGCATCCCTTTAGATGGTGGATTATATTTAGAGAAAAACTCCTCAATTGACTGTCTTCCTGTTATGTAACGCCCATTAACTTTTACACCCTTATCCGTAGCTAAACGATCTAAAAATCTTGTTGTTTGCGGATATATTTTTCCGTTATAAAAGACTGCGCTACCGTAACTATCATGGAGGTTTTGAGTTTCGTTTTTACTATAATCCGCTTCTTCAAAAGCCTGATGTATCAACTTATCTCCATCGGAAGCCAGTTTCATGGCTAATTGATGTACATAATTAGAAGAAACCTTCATTATTCTTCCTGTGTATAAGTTGTTATGTAAACCGAAACACCTCCTAATTGAGTTGGGAATAAACCAATTACTCGACCTTCGACTGACATTCCAAACATTTCCCCTCTGAATAGCATTCCTTTTTTTATCGTAATGCCTTGTTTTTTATCAAAAGGATAATATACTTCAAAAGCATTTGAGATGATAGTATTATCACTTTTCTTTGCTTCTTGTATATCACATTTGGTTTCTAATACTAACACTTCCTCTTCGACTCTTTCCGTCAATGGCTTAGTCATATCTATACCATATGTATAGAAAGAACCATTAAAAGGATATTCTTGTATTAAGTCTCTGTCAATAATCATTAGTCATATTCGTTAATCCACCGTACACCCAAGTTTGATAGCTCTGATAATTTAGGATCGTCCCATTTCTTGTATAACCCAATTAAAATATTATAGACCTCTTTTTTTGTATCGTAACGCTGACTTCCGATTGTTTTCGTGAACGCACCATGTTGCTGTGTTGAACTCGCAGTATAATTAGGGGCTGTATAAATTACGAACAATAAATCAGCAAGACAAAGATCTTTTTGTTTTTCTGTCAAAGACTTGTAATCCGTAACATCTATAACTTCTCTTTCTATCGCGATACGGGTTAAGACTGCCCTGTCAAAGACAAAGGCAGTCAAACCAGAAAGATATTCTATAACATCAAATTGCGTCATGAGTTTGCAGCTGTAGTATCAACAATAACGTGATATGGGAACTCGTTCAATGACGGAACGGCTGACATGATCAAATCGGTATGCCATTCTTTATACATTCCATTAGGTACAGTTGTATTTACCAATGTATAAATACCACCTTCCATCTGAGCGAATGATTTAGTAATGGAATTATTACCGTATTTTTCAAACATTACTACGTCCAAAATATCAGTATACTGAATTTCCCCAGCAAATCCCGCAGGGCGTAGAACAGCAGCTTTCGGATCCCATCCATTAACAAACTTACCAGTCATATTATCCCAACTGATGTCCTTTTGTTTTTCAACAACAATCTCAATTGGAGACAAATCGGGATAATTAGCATAAACAACACTGTTGAAGATTTCCTCAGTAACAGGCATTGAGTCCAAGAAAACCTTATCATTTAGCGTATAGTATTGTTTCACCAGCTCGCGAACTTCTTTGTTCTTCAAAACGACATCCATATACATCTTATACGGAATCTGCCATTTCATTGGGCCATTATAACCTTTTGTCTCGCGGAAGTCAACCTCAATAGTACGCATTTGACTAAGTAGATTACAATCTGCGGCAGTCCAAACCTTAGCACCTGCTTTCTTGAAGTTTTCTGCTGGGATTTCTGCTTTCTGCAAAGCGCCCTTCATTCCACGTCCAAAATTATAAGAACACTGACCTTTTGAAATAAGCTGTGCGCCCAAATTAGTTAAGGTCTGGTCAGCAGCGTCGATCTGCATCTGAACATCGTCCATCCACTCGCTAATCAAGAAAGCGTCATTCCCGAATTGAGCAAAAAGACGTTCTTTGTATTCACGCTGCGGAGCAGTTTCTACAATACCAGGAGCAATAAAATCAGGTATAGTAGCAGAATACCAAGAAACTCCCTTGTAATCCAAAGGTACAGAATCGCCAAGAGGCGCACGCATATCCATCATTGGAGTTGCGGTTCTGTCTTTAGCCTGTACTGTAAAGGTTGCAGTACCATCAGCTGCTACGGGGGTAGCATTGCTGGCTTTCGTAAATTGGGTTTTCCACCATCCGTAATTTGTGCGAAGCAAACCCGATTCGTCAATCAAAGAGCGCAAAAAACGCACATCAGGATCAGTCCACAAACGAGCATATCTATTATTATTAAAATCAAACTTTGGCATTTTCTATTTCCTTTCTTTTAAAGTTCAAACCATCCGGTTACTAATGATTTATTTCTCGCGTCAAGTACAGATTTAGGCATTGGGGACATCCGATCAATATAAGCAGTACCATGAAGCACCGGAGTCATAAAATATCTCGCTCCGTCAAAGTCTGAGTCGCCTGTAGAAGGTTCATAAAGAAAATCATAATCCGCAGGACACATTGCATTCGGATTTGTAACCATCGGTTTTTTGCTTTCTCCGACTTCGGCAGCTTCAACAAGGACATCACCTGCCTTTAATGTCGTCAACGTTGCAGAAAGAGTAAGTTTCCATACATCTTTTTGTGCATCAACTGTTGCCTCAACTTTTGTTACAGTTACAGCAGTACCAGTACCATCAAGAGTGGCGGGGGCTTTCATAATAATGTCACCCACAAAAGGAATGTGCTTATAACCATCTCTTACTATATAAATTTCGGTATCAGTATCATTGGTTGTATTTTTAGCGACAACATAGGTCTTCAAAATATAACCTGTAGCACCCTTTTTACCGTCGTTATAGCGATATTCAATCAAATCGCCTGCATACATTTTGGCTGTTCCCTTAAACGGATTCATAATTTTACATCCGAAAGTAGGGAATACAAGTTCATTCTTGTTACCTTGCAGCTTAACAAAAACGTATCTTGCGCCACCAATTTCACCTCTTCGTTGAAGAAGAGTCTTTCCTAAAAAGACACCTGCATCGGTAGAATACATATTTTCTCTTTTTTTTAATTTAAAACTTCTTTTTTACGTTCTCTCATTTTCTTAATATCATCCCACGTATCGGTTGCGGCTGCACTTGGGGTTTCCAAAGATTGTGGGGACATTGAAGTCGTGAAATTAGCCTGAGATTGATTGTAAATTTTCACATAAGAGTCAAGTTTTGCGTCTACGTCGAATTCTTCTGTGATATTAATCTCTTGAATGAAATCATTAATCCATGAATCGTTTTTAACGCCTTTAGTTTTTAATTTGCCTTTCAAATCTTGTTTCTTCTGAGAAATAACTTTCTCTCTCTTTTCAGCTTGCAATTCCTGTTCCAACTGTGCGAGTCTTTTTTCAAGTTCGCTTGCTCCTTCCGCAGGTTTCTGTGTAGTCTGCTGTGCGGCAGGTGATGTAGTTTGAGACTTGTAAGACTGTACGAAATCCGAATAATCTTTTTCCATGTTCCCATTAGCGGTCTTGAACAACGGCAATGCTTTTGACATAAAATCAGTCAATTCGGTTTCTTCTGTTGCTAATAATGGAGTTAGGGTTTCTAACATCTCATTAATACTTCTCTCTGTTAAGCGTAGGGTTTTCCCACCTTCTGTCAGAGCACCTTTGAGGTTTTCAAAGGCTTGCTGTTTGGTAAATTTCATACTTCGTTAATCTTTTAATTTGCATACAAATTAAAGCTATATATTCAACAATATAGAAAGATACAGGATCAAACTTTATCACTGGTGATAATATTTATTCATTAGTCCAAAATATTCGCAAATTTCTATAGTATTTTTGCATGTATATGGAAACAACAGACAAAGATAAAGAATCAAAGACCAAAATAATTAAGCCACAACCAGGCTTTCAAGAAAAGTTTGTGTGCTCGAACGTGGATGTAGTGTTCGGGGGCGGCACGTTAAACTGCGGAAAAAGCTTTGCTGCCATCTTATCAGTCGCAGAGCCAAGTTTAGACCCTTCTTTTCGTGCATGTTTTACTCGTAGGACATTTGGTGAGTTGAACATGGGTGGCGGACTTGTAGATGATTTTGAATCAGCATTCGGTAATGGAGCGCAAGTTAGAAAAACAAATCCTCCAAGAGTAACATTTCCATCGGGATCTTTTGTTGAAATGCGTCAAATCAATGATGAGAATATCAAAAAGATAACGGAGCAATGGAAAGGTGCGCAGTTTGACCTTATATATATGGACGAGTTGACCTCTTATCAGTTCTCTACTTTTAAATACCTTTTGACCCGAAATAGAGGTAAAGGTTCTTGGACAGGTAAGTTTAGAGGCACTACGAATCCAAAGAAAGATTCTTGGATTAGAAAATTCCTTGATTGGTATATTAGTCCAGAAGGTCAGATTATTCCTGAACGAGATGGTGTAGTTAGATATTTCTATATTGCCGGAGATACCATAGACGATGTTATTTGGGGAGATACCAAAAAAGAAGTATACCAGAAATGCAAATTAGACATTGACAAGAAAATAAAAGCGGTAGGAGGTACTATTTCCTACGAGAACTTCATAAAGTCCTTTACATTTTATTTAGGTAGAATGTCCGAGAATAAAGCCATTCTTGATGGCAACATGGACTACGTAGGTTCTGTTGCTGCATCAGGAGGTAGAATGGCTCAACAATTGCTGGAAGGTAACTGGAATGTCGACTTGGAGGATGAATCAGACGCTCCTATTCCATCCCATGTTGCAAGAGGTACATTTATGAATGATCCTCAAAGGAATGGAGACAGATGGATTACTTGCGACTTGGCGGACTTTGGAACGGATAACATGGTTGCTTTGGCTTGGGATGGCTTTCATATCATGGATGCTCTAATCTTGGGTAAAACGACACCGCGAATGAATGCGGATAAGCTTTCTTTATTTGCAGCAAAGTGGGATGTAGCAGATTGCCATATAATATATGATGGTATCAACGGACGTTACCTTTCTGATTATATTCCAGATGCAATTGCATTTCTTTCTTTTAAAGCGCCAAGAGGGATGTATGGACGTTCCGCAAGAAGCTTAAAAGACGAATGTTATTTACGACTCAAATACATTATTAATAATAGGTATTTGTCTTGGGAAGAAGAAGTCTTACAAAGAAGATATACGCATAATAAGATGAAAGATGAAATCACTATTGGCGTTGAATTTGTAGAAGAATGTACTGTTGTTCGGTTCAAAACAGAAGCAAGCGGGAAACATAGATTGGCCACAAAGAAAGAGATGAATCAAATGTTGGGAAAGGGACGTTCTATGGACTTATTAGACCCATGTGCTATGCGAATGTATCCTGTTTTGGAATATCAATATGGCGATGAACTTATCGAGACAGCAGTCGATCTTGAGGAAAGAGAGAAGCAATATATACCCAAAGACAATATATATAGAGACGATTTTTGGGCTTAATTAATTGTAATTCAATTATTTTTGTTAACTTTGCAATATAAAACAAATAACATGGATGCCAACGACTTTAAAAAAATAACTACCGATGCTAAAAACTTGGGACATGATGTCTCGATGCAGGATATTGCATATGTGTTTCTCTGCGAAAGTTATGAAAACGCAGAGATTGCATATAAAGTGCTATTCGGGAAAGAGTCCATAGATGCGGAGGTGAATAAATATAAGAAATCAAAAAAGATTGTTTTTTTAACAGATTATATAAAAAGCAATTATATTAAGCCTTCTAAGAAAGCAGAAGTTGAATTTTCGACAGAAGAAGATATGGATCTTTCTTTTGAGGAAAACAAGAGCAAGATGATCTCTCTCTTAAATAAGATTGAGGAGTTGGTTGCTTCTGGCGATATGTCTGCGAAAGACGCTGTTAAATTAGAGGCTGAAATTAGAACCAAACTGAATGATAAATTCTCTGTTGATGATCAATCGGAGCAAAGTAATGTTATCGTCGTTGAACCAAAATTTAATCTTATTTGTCCGCATACTAACAGGGAGTGCTATGTAAATAGCAAAGAGCAAGTAATGAAAAGATATAATTTGATCGAAAAAGAATAATATGGCAGAAGACAGAACAAAAATAGATCATTTGATTGCTAATCCGCAATTGTTATTACAGAAAAAGCCTTTCTTTAGAGGATTGCAGATAAATGCGCGCTATAACCCTCAAAACGTAGACTTGAATCAAACTATACAAGCAGACACTCCGAGGGTGAAGAAAATGGTTATTTCACAAGATGAATACCTTCAAGAATTAAACCCCTACTGCCATAAAGTCTTATTTGATGACAACGTGCCAAGTATTACAATGAAGCTTTCAAAGGAACAAGGTGGAGGCTGGGCTACTATCGAATACAAAAAGATGGCAATCTCTTTTCAAGAAAATATAAAGAACAAGCAAGTATTGCATCTTTGTGGTAATCCTCTGAATTTCACATTGATGGAAACTAATCCTACAACCAAACAGAGCGAAGACTTTATTACCTTTAAGCAGTATTGGGATTTAAGAAACCAAGATGGCATGAAGACAAAAATGGTTGATGCTCAAAAGTCGGTTGGAGATGCAGGACTTCTATATTATTTCGATAGGAAGGGAGAGATTAAATCGCGATTGCTATCCTACATGGATGGATATGTTCTCTGCCCGCATAATGATGATAACGGTGATAGACTATTAGAAAGCGTTTATTACAAAAAGGATGACATAGAATATATTGATTCTTATGATGATAGATACATGTATCGTCACATGAACGATGGAAGTGGTGCGGATGAAAACGGTTGGAAATTAATATTCAAGAACGAACACGGATTTAGTGAAATTCCTCTGATTACCAAAAGAGGCAAAGTCGCTTGGGATGATGCTCAAAGTTCAATTGAAGCCTATGAAGTGTTATATAACATATTCTTAGTGATTCAGAAACGACATGGATGGGGTATATTATACATCAAAGGGCGTTTTGATAATGATGGTAGAAAGATTGCTGGTTCTGTTATCTTGAATGACAGAAGTGATGACGCTAATAGTGATGCCAAGTTCCTTACTCCACCAACTCCGGAAGGAACTATTGAAACGCTGAATCTCTTAGAGGAAACAATACAGAAAGGCTCAAAGACGACATTTATTCTTCCGAAAGACATTAAAATGTCGGGAGATATTTCTGGGATTGCCATCATGCTCACTCAATCACTGGATATAGAGAATGCTCTTCAAGGTGTTATTGAATGGCAGAATGTAGCTGATAAAATGTGTCGCTTATTCAAGGAGGGATTAGCTAAGGAATTGGTGAAAAAAGACATTCAACCAACGGCTATTACAGACTTTAACAATATTAAGATTAATGCCAAATTCAAAGTATGGAGACCTCAATCTGATACAGACTTTGCACAAATGTTGGTTACTTTAAAATCTAATGGATTATTGTCAGAGGAAAGCGGCATTGAATTAAGCCCAGTGTCTTCTCCGGATGAAAAAGCAAGAAGACAGAAAGAAAAAGATTTAGAGAAGAATTTAGAATAGAAAAAGAAACTATAATTAACAATTCTAATAGTACTAACAATATTAAGGAGGAAGAAAATGTATAACGACGTAATAAAACAAGTTTTAGAGATTCCAGAAAGCCCCGAACATTTTACTTTATCTGATCGGAATCCATTTTATGTATTTCCACAAAAAAAAGATGATACCGCACCTGATGTTTTTAATATTAAGGCTGAATGTTCTGCGGCAAGAGCAAGTAGCGCATCCGTGAATATTCCTTTAGTTTGTAATCAGTGGAATGTTATTCTTCTGCAAGGCATACATTTAACCGCAGATTTAAAAACTAAGTATAAATTATTTGCAGGGGTAAACTATTCTTACGAGCCATGAAAATCGGAGTTGGAATAGGATTATCGTATCCTAAATACACTACATTTGTAAATAGGGGAGGGCAAACTTCTCCTTTTCACCCTTCTCTTGTGGATTATTGGAGCTTTAAAGGTAAGAACAATTTCGATAAAGATAGGGATACTATCAAGGGAATAAAAGGTGAAATATTGACCGCGTATAACTTCGGTTGGAGCTTAGGCAGTGGTTATGGGTTATTTAAGGAGAATTACCTAACTTATAATAAAGCGCAGAATGTATTCGTAACGAATGATCATTCTATTACGATAATGAACTTTGTTCCGGCCAATAATTGGATACTTTCAAAATATGGGAATAGTCAATTAAATGCTACAAGAATAAGAGTGACAGGACTTACAGCCAATAACCAACTTGCTTATGGGTATTCACCTACTAATGATGGAGCAAGAGTCTTAATGGCAATTCCCTCAGATGGAGAATATGATTTACCTAAGAGTGTAGTTAATACTCAAACTTATAGTGTTGGTTTTATTGTACAGAACGCCTTATCTCAAAATGTAACTATACAGCAAATTCCAGAATATGAAGGGGCAATTGTAACAGATGGTATAGATGATTATTTGAAACTTGGTAAGGTAGGATATAAGATAGGAACCGTTATAGTTAAATATGTTCCTATTAAGTTTCTTGTTGGTTGGAATACAGTTTTTGATAATAATAGATACGACACTCCTAATAGGAATTATTTAGGTTATTCTTCTACTATTGAAAATAGAGGCACTACTATGTTTGTTTCTAATTATGGCGATTATCTTGCATTATATCATAATACGCCTAAACAAGCTAATGACTCATTTTATATAAGTAGCTCTTATACAGAATCGTTTACAGTTAAGGAGTTTTTTTCTATGGCTCTATATGATATTGCTATATATCAAGACGTTCTGACCGCTGAAGAAATTCAGAAAGAAATCAACGTCATGGAATATGGCACTCCAAATCCAGTGTTTGCATTGAACTTTGATAACTTTGCATATAAAGCCGTTGATTATCCAGATTTTGCTACTGGCAAAGTTACAACAAATAAAATTGTTGTAGATAGCACAACTGAAACCTTTAATGGTGCTATTGCGGTAGCTATGAATCCCGAAGCAGATACCGGAGAGCCGATTGAAGTACCGTCTTACAAAATAAAAGTCACAGGACTTAATCAGTATAGCGTTGGTGAAGGTAATTTGGCAGTTGGATTAATGGGAATGATGATTGATTCAACTAAAGACCTTTGGACTTATCCTATATCTAAAGATGGAGTTTACGATATACCGGCAATTTCATTGAGTGATGGGATTTATAATTTAGGAATAATGGCTCAAATCGCAATCAACAAGCCTATTGGGATAGAAGTCCTCTACGATAAGAATGTCACAAAGAGCTTTCCGGAGAACAAACAAATATTCCCTTAAAATTAATAAGAAAGTTATGAAATTTGCAATACTAACAAAAGAGTGGCTAAACAACAAAGGCGTTGTTATACAGCCAGAGTGGAGACATAATATAGCTAAAACTGAATATATTCTGCATCAAGAGATGATTAGTCCTTTGTTGAATGATACAGATAATATTACTTTTTATGAGTATGATAATACTGAGTTTATTAATATAATCAATAGCCCTTCTTGGGTATTGCCAGAAAGGGAAGAAATACTCCGCAGTTCGCGTCTTAGATAAAAAGTCGATTAGATAATTGGATATTGTTTTTAATTGATTATCTTTGCAATGTAGAAGCCGAAAGTCAGCCGAAAACTCTTAAAAATGGGAGTTTTCGGCTTATCTTATACTCACCAGTATCTTTTTAGTTCACTTTTTCATTCTTTTCTTTATCAATCTCTAACAAATTGCTATATTTGTATTATAAATAAAAAACGTTTTTAGAATGGACTGGACAACTATATTAAATTATATTATCGGAGGAGGTGGATTGCTAACGTTCACGCTTTCTGCATATAAAGCGAGGACAGAAAAAGTTTCTTTCGAAATAAAAAATCTTATAGAGTTAGTCGAAGAAATAAAGACTAATGCAAAAGAAGAAAAAATAGAACATGAAGAAAAGATGTCTAAATTAGAGCGGAAAGTAGACGAATTAGAGCTTAAAGATGAAATAAAATCAAGGGCTATAGCTCAATACTTAAGATGCTCTTATCCTCCAACAGATAAAGAATGTCCAGTCGCAGTTTTTATTAATCGTTCTGAGGATATTATAAAACGTAAGACAAAAGAACTAAAAGATAAAAGAGAAGCAAATGAGCAATAACATTTTACTGACAGTATACACTTATGTAGATGGAGTTTCTGATACTCCGTTTCCTAATGCGGAAAATCCGTTAAAAATCAAATATACTTATAATGCTCAACGAATGGGGAGCAGTTCTTTAACGGCTACTGCAATGTATCCGACTTGCCTTGATGATCTATGGGTGAGTGGGAAACAATACGTAGATTTCAAGGGGGAACGATATTTCATTGTAAAAACACCATCCTCTTCAAAAAGTAACGACGATGTTAGATATAAACATGAATTAGAGTTCTTGTCTGGCAGAAGTGTATTGGATAACGTGTATGTATATGACGTGGTTACTGGTGACGCGGGGAGCACAGATCGTTATGTAAGCAATAGCACAAAAGTTCTTTTTTATGGCGATATTCAGGAATTTGTAGCAAGACTTAACTTCTCTCTTGAATATAGTAATTTAGCATATCGCATTGTTATTGATGAAGGCATTACGTCAGAAGCGAAACAGGTTTCTTTGGAGAATGTGTTCTTTAGCAATGCTTTGCAGGAAATATTCAATATCTTTGAATTGCCTTTCTACTTCGTCGGAACAACAATTCATGTTGGATTCACGAATAATGCAATCCCGCATACATTCAAATACGGAAAAGATTTTGAACTTTTGTCTGTAAGCAAAACTAATGCTAACTACAAAATAACTAATAGAGTAACGGGTACAGGTAGTTCCGATAATATTCAATTCTATTATCCGAATCCGAGCAACGATAGAAAGGCGATAGAAGAAGCAGGAGGGACATGGATTACTCCTTCACAGGTATTAATGCCGCCAATATATAGGCAGACTAATGGAGCAGAGCGTTTTTATAATGCCTTGAATAACAAATATATTAATCCCGATACAGGTGATTATTATACCTTTGAAAATCTTTATCTACCGACAAATCCCAAAGAGCAAATAGTCGATTTTTCTTATATTAAGCCAAGCATTAAAAATGCCTTAAATAAAGCTGGTGTAAGAATGGATATGATTAAAGCAATCGCCTTTGATCAGAACGACGATGATTCAATAAACAAAGACACTGGTGAATATGTTCACTCTTACTTTTATGTTAAACTGAATAAGTTTGATGGAGACTTTGGTTTTAACTTATTTGATCAAGCTTTAGTCGGCAGCGATGCAACCATCTCGATGACAAGTGGAGCTTGTGGGGCTTGTAATTTCCAAATTGGAGTAACAGAAATTACACAAGACGGGAAACAAGTATTCAGGAATCCTGTTCAGGTTGATAATCAAGGAAACATTGTTCCAGGTGATTATGCGCAAAAGGTTAATGTAAACAACCTGCAACCACAGCAGCAAAATACAATGACCAATGAAGTGTGGATTGCCCTCAAAAAGGATAATACTACATTTGGTATTGTAATGCCTAATGCAGGTAATAATATAAAACCAAGTGCTGGAGATAGCTTTGTCTTTTTAAACATTGATATGCCACAAGCATATATAACGAAGGCTGAAAAGGAATTAGAAGAAGCTATCATTAAATATATGGCAAATAATAATAGAGAAAAGTTTACCTTCTCTATTAAATTGAGTCGTATTTTTTTAGCCGAAAATCCGAGCATTGGAAATCTGTTAAACGAGAATGCGCGTATAGATTTAGAATATAATGGGCAGTTCCATCAATTGTATGTTTCTAACTATACACTTAAGGTTGATGAAAATGTATTGCCCGAAATTTCAATTCAGTTAACGGATACTCTGACCATTGGAAAGAACTCTCTTCAAACTGCAATTGACGGAGTAAAACAAGACATAATGAACTCTATCGGAAGTGTGGATTTCCTAAAACAAGGATTGAAATACTTTTTGCGAAAAGATACCAGTGATTACGCAAGAGACTTCATCACTTTTTTGCGAGGGTTAAAAGTTGGTTCTTATACCGAAGGAGGCAATAGCGGAGGAATTTTCGCTGTTGATGCAAATGGAAAAACTTATATAGAGACAGACATGTTGAAAGTACGTGCAAAAGCGTATTTTGAGACATTGGAAATAATCAATACGAATAGTATCGGAGGTAGACAGATAATCACTCCTGGCGGAAGTATAACCTGTAATAAAGTTGTTGAAGGAGATACTTATTACCGTTGTTATTTCGTGAACGATGCAGATAATACACCAATTGAAAACAGGTTTAAGGTAGATGACCAAGCTCTATCGCAAGACTTCAACATCAAAGAAGGTATTTATGAAAATGTATCAAATCATTATTATTGGAGAAAGGTTGTAGCCATTGGTGATGATTATATTGATTTATCTAAGACGGATGCTGACGTAAGTAGTGATGTACCCAAAGCAGGGGACGTTATTTGTCAATTAGGTAACAAGACAGATAAAACTCGCCAAAATGCTATTATATTCTCTGCTGTAGACTTTTATTCTCCAAGTATTACTTTATATGCTGGCATTGATAGCTATTCTTATGTGAACAAGGAATATGTTTCTTATGGCGTTGACAAAACGACAAACGAAGCGTTTTTTAATGTTTATGGACGAATGTATGTAGGAGACAGAAATAAAACCTCTTATATGCAATATAGTGAAAAGGACGGTTTGCAAATTAAGGGGAAATTACAGGTTGGGACAACCATTGGATCTGGACAAACAGTAGAAGACGCGTTAGAGCAGACGAAGAATGATGCTATAGCTGGCGCAAAAGAGAATTTAGATGACTTTGCAACGATAGTCAATGGGAGTTTAAAAGATTTACAAGATCAAATAGACGGAGCTATTGAGACTTGGTTTTACGATCCAGTTCCTACGTTAACAAATCAACCTGCCGTAAATTGGATTACTGATAAAGATAAGAATACCCATTTAGGAGACTTGTATTATGATAGTAATGGGAAAGCCTACAGATTTCAATTAACAGGTACAACATATGAATGGAAAGTACTTACAGACAGTGATATTACTAAAGCTTTAGCAGATGCCAAGAAAGCGCAAGATACAGCCGATAGTAAACGGAAAATCTTTGTACGTCAACCATTAGACACTGAAACGTATGAAGTCGGGGATCTTTGGGTGAATGCGACTTTTGGTAGTACTTATTCTAATGATGTCCTTCGATGCAAAACAGCTAAAGCGGCAGGAACATCTTTTTCTATCAACCATTGGGGAAAAGCTTCTAAATATACTGATGATCAAGAGGCTTTAGAGGCACAAAGATTAGCTAAAGCGGCACAAGCAGATGTCGATCAAGCCAAGCGAGATATAAATGGATTAGATGGAGAAGTGGACGGATTGCGCAACTTCACAGATCAAGCTTTTAAAGACGGAGTAATTGATAGAAGCGAAGCTACTGCAATAGCCAAATATCTCAATAATATCGAAACTTCGCAGAAAGATGTAAGCCAAAGTTTCGCGAAGGTGTACAATAATCCATTATTATCGGGAATAGCTAAGACAAATCTGAATAATGCGAATATTGCCTTTAATGCTGCTGCAACAGATTTGATTTCAACGATTAGAACAGCTATTGCAGATGGTATAACTACAAATACAGAGAAAGCCGCAGTTGACGATAAATATTCTGTATTTAATACTAAATATGGAGATTATATCGCGTATTTAAATGAAGCCAATAAGTTTATTCAAGACCAAATAAAGACTACGGCTGATAATGCTTTGCAAAAAGCTGTTGACTTAAACTATCTCAAACAAGCCTTTAAGGAAGAGACTACAATTACTGATGGTGTCGTTCAAACTTCTATCTTAGCATTAGGATATACCGATGGCGGTTCTTATAAAATAATGAGTGGATCAAATGGTATATATGATTCTTCTAAAATAGGAGGAGGCATTGCGTCTTGGTGGGGCGGTTCAATGAAAGACCGTAATGATTACACTTCCGAGAATATGCCCTCTGATGTAGCCAAAGGACTTGTTCGATTTGATGGTACAGGATATTTCGCTAATGGCAATTTATGGTGGGATGACAACGGTAAACTTCATGCAGATCCTTTATCCTTCTTTGTTGGCCCGGAAAACGTCGGTGATTTATTATCTATATTCCAAATTGTAAAATCTGGGACTTCCATAAATTATGTAGTTCCTCGATATCCATTTCAAAAATTATCAATTTCAAGTTACTTGGAATTAGGCAGTGGCTATCGTATAAAGGTGGATGAAGCCAATAATGCGATATACGTTGAAAAAGACGGGGGAGGTATTGTCAACTTCTATGCGACTGGTGGTATTACCGCTTTAGGGGCTGGGACTAAATCCCCACAAACAATATTAGATGCTCTCCCCATTGATACTAATACATTAAGTAAAGAAGGTGGTAAATTAACAGTGATTGGCGGAGGAAGTGGCGGCAATACAGGGGCTATTTCTCTAAATGGACAGAGATACGATTCAGTAGATGGAGTTATTACTTTGCCTAATTTAGCTACACCTGGAGATATTACTAACGCCTTAAATGGATATGCAACTCAGGCATGGGTTAATTCTCAAGGATTTCTTAAATCAAATTCTTTAGATAATTATGTAACTCTGAATACAATTCAGAATATTACTGCTGCTAAAACTTTCCAAGGTGGAATTGTGTCTACTACGTTTAGGAAATCTGATGGAACCGCATCACAATTTCTCAAGGCAGATGGTAGTGTGGATGGGAATTTGTATGCTTTAGCGTATAATAATAACCCAAATAAAGTATTAGAATCTAATGTTAGCAACGCTCTTAATGTTATTGACAGAAGAGATATTACAATGACGCCTATGAGCTTTAGCAGTAGAGCTATTGAAACATTTTTTACAAATCAATCTATGCCAAGCGGAACATGGTGGAGTGGAATATCAGTAAATGGTTGGGATAAAACAGGGTATGTTACATGGCAATTGGCAGGACCTGCATCTACAAATAATCCTACAGCTAACCTTCGTTTTCGTACAGGTATAGGTTCTTCTTGGAATGAATGGAAGATGATATTGGATAAAGATTATGCAGATGGCTTATATGTAAAGAAAACTGGAGACACTATGACTGGCCCCTTAATAATAGATGTTCCAGTTATTCCTGCTAATCCATCTATAAATTCTCCAACTAAAATAGGATTTAAAGAAAATGGTGCTCAAGAAGTTGCTTTTGCATATACAGATTTTGATAGTTATCGTCCACCAGCAGGAATTAAACTAGTTTCTACAGAAAATGAACCCTGGTTTGAAGCTCCGTGGATTCTTGGTAGAAAACTCAATATGTCGAGAGTAGCCA